ATCTATTATTTGGTTGTTTTTAAATTTCCAATACTGAATAATTTTGCAATTTTTCTCAACTTCTCTGACGTTTCCGGAGCCGGTATTTGAATACCAATCCGAAGTTGTTTTGATAACTTCTTTTGCTTCGTCAAACGTTTCGCAAATTGCAATGTCTACATCATGACCGTAGTCATTTACGTGCGAAACGATAAAATATGTTTTCATATCCACCTCACTAATTTCCAATGCCAATTCAACGAATCAAAACTTTTTAGTTTATATAAGCACCGATAATATTGCTCTTGATTGTCAATCCAAATTTTAATTAAAACAATTATCATACCGTCGCCCGTATCGTCAATATCCAAAACATACAGATCGGTCGTCAAAAACGTTTTTTCTAACTCTTCCTCGAACCAACTTTTTGACGGAATATTATCAATACATTCGTTATAGTTCTCTATTGACTTCTTAACCCAAAAAATCACAAGTATGACAAGTGCCACAACTGTAATGCAGATAGTAAGAATTAATCTCCAATCGGGCGTTTCTTTTGCTTCTTTTTTCATTGCTCCACCTCTTTAACAAACATATACGACTGCGGCGGGCGAGTTATCGCCCCATCGCAGAAATCATTCGGTTTATCATTCGGAGTGCCGTTTGGTCTAAATCTATTACACGAATAGCAAATACCTTTATAACTACAAGGACGATAAAACTCGCTCAACTTTTTCGGTTCGCCGTAAACTTTTAGATTTGAAATCTGCCAGCCGTAAGCGAGTTTCTCTTTCTTGTATGCCATAATTTCGTTGTAAGATAAGCAACTTTCCTTGCATATCATTTCCGAGAATTTACCGGGCATACCTGTGTAGTCTTGTGGGTAATAATCAAGGCAAATCGATTTATCGCAAGTAAATTCTATTCCGACTTTTCCGAAATGCTTGCGATATTTTTCTTGAAATTCTTTTGGTATTTTTTCAAAAGATTTTTCGTCCTTGCTCATATAAAATAGAACGTCTTGTGGCAGATTTTTTAAGTCCGATTTCCTTATTTCAAGTGTCTTAATCTTTTCTCCGATTAAGTAATAATAATACGGCTTAAGACTTGCTAAAACTTTCATTTTTTGTACTCCCTCAATTTTTCTACTAACGATTCATACCACTTGTCGATAAACTTTGTGAATTTTGACTTCCGTTTATAATCCGCATAAACTTTAATTTTAGTTAGTTGTTTAGTTCCGTAACTCCCGAACGCTTTTCCTCGCTCGATAGAACAGTTCTGTTTACCCGAAAACATTATGCCGATTATCAATACGTCGTCGTACTGATAAGACGGCTCGATTCCGAAAAGAAAACCCATTTCAGACAAATGCAAATCAAAGCCTTTATACTCTGCTATAGGTCCGAAATTGTCTATGCAATCAACTAAAAACTTAGTCCAAAACTTGTCTTTTGGGATTGTGATGTTATTATCTAATCTCGGGTGTTCAGGACTTCCTAAGCCTAACATATAACTTATGCGATGTTGCATTTTTTTATTTTTGCTCCTCTTTTTTATCCGATGTTAAAAAATCCACGAGATTGTTTATTTTATGTAACATTGCATTATCTACCATAATTTCACGATTATCAATATAATTCCCAGCAACTTCTACAGATTTAGGATTAAGACTATATTTATTGTTTCCGAAGGGTAAAAATACCCCGTGATTGGCATCATAATAAGTCATACTGACTACATCTCCGTTACGTGTTACAAAAAGATCATCCTCAAAAATCCTTTCCCCATTCTTGTCGGTTATACCTATATATTGCCCGATTGTATTAGGAACGACCTCGTGTACAACCATTGTTTTTGCTATTTCATTTTCAGTTTTGAAAGTATTATTTTGTGGATGGATATAATATTTCCCAGTCGTCTTATCTATTATTAGATCTCCATAAACCCAAACATTATTAAATTCAAAGTCTTGATTTTCTTTTGGTAAAGTTTTTCCTCTAAAAAGTATTTCTTTCATTTTTTATTCTCCTTGTCGCTTTTCATATCGGTATCTTCTTCCCATAATTTTATATTTCTTTGACGGCAAAGTTCTTCAAGCATATCGCTTTGCCTCAATAGCCACCTTTCGTACTTCTCTCTTTCGAGTATGTCTGCGATATCATAACCGCGTTCATACATTTCTTCGGCTTGGCTACCGAGCGTTTTAAACACCGCGTCGTAATACTCTTTTTAAGTTCTTCGTCGGTTAAAGTGCCCGTATATTTTTTAAATTTTGCGAATTCCCTTTTATTCATTTTTGCTCCTCGTCGTCTAATACCGGGTTGTATTCTTCGCCGTTAAAACGCGTTATCGTTTTAGGCAACTCAGTCCAACTTTCCTTTGCTCTTTCGCTCGCTTCTTCTTTAATTTTTTGGTCTTTTATTTTTTGCTCTTTAAGTTTCTGCAACCGTTCAATTTCGTGGTGTATATACCATTCGGCTTTCTCTAAATCCTCGATTTCTTTTTCGGGATTTTTCTTGCCGGCTCTCGAAATGTATTTGATTGCATTGCCGCGACAATAATTGAAATTCTTATCGTCGATATAGGTTATTACTTCTATTTTTCCGTCCGTATAATGCGACGGGTGATTTACTGCATCGTTTGCCATATTATTCCCTACCCTCTTTCAACTTTCTTAATTCCGTCACATAATTGTTCTGTGCGTTTTTGAAAGCATTGTGCGTGGTTTCTAATTCTTCGGTATAGATAGACTGTTTGCAGTCAACGCATTTTCTCCATCTGATTACCGAGTTGTCTGTTGCTCTCGAGCAAATTACTTTTGTTTCTCCGTTACATACCGGACATTTCATTTTTTGTGTTCTCCTTTTAGTAAATACAGTATTGTGCTTTTTATTCCAACAGTCGGGCTTCGGGCAACAGAAATGGTATCTTCTGTCACACTTCGCACAGGGCAATTTATCCCAATCGACTGTAATTTCTTTAATCTGGCCGTCTTTTTCGATTTTCTTAATTTTGCGAATATCCATTTTCGTTTTCCTCTATTTTCTTTTTGCTCGCGTACAAATTCTTTATATTCGTCTGTATAGGAAACTTCAACATATACACAAAAGTTACGACAAAGATCTTTATTCTTTTTGAGTCTTTTTTTACATTGCTTTACTTCACGCCAAGTTTCTGCGTATTCTGGAGTCGTCCAATGTCCGTTCATCCATGTTTTTATTTTGTATTTTTTCATTGTATTTCCTCAATACTTTCCAAAACTTTAACTATTTTAATTCTTCCCTGTGCAATCAATTCTTCTCCATACCACCAACTTGCTAAAAACGCTTGTTTTGCTTTTTCTTTTGTTGTATAAGTTTTTATTGGCGTGTTGCCAATATCGTTTATTTTCTTAAACTGATAATTTCTTGCAAGTCCACAAAATATCTCTGAATCGTCACGAATTATTATATATCGTTCGCGCTTAATATTTAGCATTGCGTTACCACTCCTTTAAAATATCTTTTACGATATCAAGTAATTCTTTTTTTGTTATAGTGCCTTTATCGTCGTCATAAGCAAACCGCGATTCGAGTTCCATTGCGAACTGCCTTGCGGATTCTTTTTCTTTCGGCGTTGCTTCGATTCCGCTGAATAAGTCGTACAAATCCGATTCGGCTTTTGCTTTCGCGTTGTAATAATCCTGAATGTCTAACAATTCCGCTTTGCGCGCCGACCATTTATGTTGTTCTTCAGACCTTTTTAATGCTACTCTTATCGTCCGAATTTGTTCGTTTGAAAGTTGAACGGTTTTCATTGTTCTAATCCCTTTAATGTTTCTTGTAAAATTCTGTGTAATTCTTTACTGACAGTTTCTTTACCGTCGCAATATCCTTGGGCATAGCCGCGTTTAAAAGCCGTTTGTTCGGGCGATTCGTCATTATATGCAAATGCCTTACGATATAAATACTTATCGTATAACTTCTCGGCGACTTCGCGACAAACTCCGCACTTCCTGTAATCTGAACCTTCTGCGCAATCGTCACCGTCGGCACCGAGTGCCATTTCGCAAGCACCACAGACAATTTTGCTCATTTCTTGAATTTGTTCTTCTCTGTTCATTTTATTCTCCTCTCTGTTTTTGTATCTATATCTTATCACAATAAAAAAATATTGTCAACTACTTTTTGACAATATTTTAAAATTATTTTAATTTTTCTTTCGGTGTTTATCCCATAGTGTCTTAATCCCCGCTGTTGCGCCCAAACAAATAAGCAAAAACGGCGTTCCCGGGAGTTGCCAAAAAATAAAGCAAGCCGTCGCAAAACCCGACAATGCAATGCCGGCGGGTGTGGATAATCCAACGCATAAAGCAATTATATACGGAATCCACACTTCTGAACTCAATACTATGTAAACAATCGCAAATATGACAAAAGTGCGCCAATCTTTGCAATTTCGAGCAATCCATTTAAAGGGTTTGAGAATATATCCCCAAATCTTTTTAAAAAACTTTTTCATATACGCAAAGTATAGCACACTTTTTATGGTTCTGCAAGTGTTTAGTGTATTTTGAACGAACGCCAGCGTTTAAGTTGTCCGATAATCGGCTGAAATCCGTATTCTGTGGCAGTTAAAATATGGTCGTCAACGTCGGCTCGGGCTTCGCCTTTCTTGCCTCTACGGGCGTTTTTTATCTCTCTGATAAGGTTTTTACATTTATCGCAGACAAGGAATGATGAGTAAGCCATCATTAACCGCCAAAAGTCGATACGAGATTGAATACTGATTTTTGTCGAGCCGAAGAAATGCAGGTTATAGAAGCCCCATTCACGCGCTTTCATTTCAAGTACGGCTCGCGCTCCTACGTCTGCCGAATCGACGTAAACGGTGACTTGACCGTTCATAAGGATTGTTGAACCGCCGCCGTATTGCTCGAACCATTTCGCAATATACTGCATAATTCGATCGGCTTGAGCAGGTAGTCCTAAGTTTTCGCGATCGTCGGTGTTGCAAGCGTTATCTGCCGCGTTGTTGCTGTGGTAGTATTCATCGATAACGACCATTTTTTCGAGGTCAGACGTAACCGCGCAAAGCGACATAGTTGTTGCCGCGCGAACTTTCTTTGTCGCGTCCTCGTTTTTCCCGACTTTGATTTTCTTACCCTCGCCGTCGGATAAGCCTATATCTATACCGATTGCAAAATCATAGAATTGCATTGCAGGTCTGCCCATATTATCTGAGCCGACAAAAGCCGATAACGGAAGGATCAAAGAATCGTTGAACTCGTCGTAAACACTCGAGCCTGTATTACCGAACATCCCAAGGAATTCAACCTGATAAATCTTCGGGGATTTGCGTTTCATTTCTTGAGCCGATAAATCGTAATCTGCGGCGCGAAACTCGTTTATCTTGTAAGTTGACTTGTGGAGATATAAACCCCTGCCATAAGGTCCGATAAAGTCTTGATTAAAGTAGTCGAGATATTGAACTTCAGGACGGTCTAACATTTCGTAGTCGTCGTCGAGTCTGCCTTTGAAAAATTCTTCATTAAGCCAAGATTCGCCGTCCCATGCGTTAAAACACATTGTGATTTGGAAAAATAAATCGCCGGGCAATTTACCACGGATTGAACCGTCGAGTTTACGAAAATCCTCGAACGTCGGAATTTCAAACGCTTCGTCGATATACGCGTCGGTAAAATATCCGTGAGCAAAAGTGATACCGTTCAGAGATGTCGGATTGTTAAGTCCACGAAAAATTATCTGCTGACCTGTCGCAATGTATTCGATTGTGAGCGGGTTTTTAGAAATCTTAAAACTGTTTTCCAAACCGAGATCAATAATACGCCCGGTGATATTTTCAAAAGTCGACTGCCTGTTATCGCTATCGTTCTGACGCGCGATAAGAATATTTCTGCGCGGATCCGATAATATCTTTATAATCGGCTCACAACCTATTATATTATAGGATTTCTTTGTAGAACGTGCGCCACAAAATAATCTGTAACGCACTCTGCAATTCGTGAACCACGCATCCGTATATCCGCCGCCGATTAGTTTTGAAAGTGATAATTGTTTATTACCTCTTTCATCAAGTATAAATATATCATCCCGCATCCGAAGTCACCTCGACTTCTTCTAAAACATCGCGTTTCTTTAACTCTTCTATTTCTTCGGGGAAATACTTGTCGAGCAAATCTTTATTATAGTACACCGAAGAATCGCTTGTGTCGAGTGTAGAAAATCCTAACCACCTGTCGCCTTTCAATTCAATAAGCAACTGCCAATTCGTAATCATTTCAATAAAAGTCGGCGTAGGTTTTAATTGCCCGTCCCTCGAATATCTTAAATCGAAACGTTCTTTAAATATCTTTTTGTTTGGCTTATAAAACTTATCTCGCCATTCAGGGTTATTGTAAAACTGCTTGATTTTGTACTGAACGAGTTCGTGTTCATAATCGAACGGAACGACTTTTACGACTGTCAAATCCAACGTTGGAATAAGGTCATAGCCGATTTCGCCGAATAAATTGTTATCTACTGTGTCTTTGATTTTATATACTTTATCCATAAAACCGTCCTTTAAAATCTTGATTTTAACGCTCTGCGTCTTACGTCGTATGCTCTTACGCAATACGGAATATCTATATCCACATAATCATATACGATAGGTTGTTTTTTATTATCCATATATCTTTCGATTCGTCCCACGGACTGAACGATCATAGCCTTTTCTTTTATCGGCGTTGCAAGGTGCAGAGTATCGAGAGTTTTTATCGAAACACCCTCTTTCAGTAACGAATAAGTCGCAACCAAAACTTTCCAATCCGTTTTGCACGTCAGAATCTCTTTTCTTTTTTTCGCTGTGACTGCGCCGGTACAAACAACCGCATTTATTCCGCGTTCGAGCAATTTCTCCGCAATGATTTTGCAATGCTCTACTCGAAGCGTTAATACGACCTGTTTTCTGCCCTCTGCGTCGCATTTTATTATGTTCTCGATAATCTTATCGGTTCTGCCGTTATCTTCCGACAGAGCGTTAATAAGGTCGTTATAGACAATCATTCCCGAAGTGTCGTAAATCTGCATCATTTGAGATACTTCGTCATAACCGTTATACAGTTCGACTTTCTCTTGTATTGCCGTAATCGTCTTTACTTCTTCTTTCGGGACTTTATATGCGGGAGCGAACTCGCCGTTGTTATCGCAACCTAAATATGCGTACATTGCTCGGATAAGATCCGCTCCCCCGCTTCTTGTCGGTGTTGCCGTTAATCCGAATTTGAATCGCGCGGGAATACTTGTCAGAACCTTTCCAAACATTTGTAGTTTCGACGGGACAGAAAAGACGTGAGCGCATTCGTCGCAGATAATAACGTCAAACTCGTTTTTATAATACGACGGATCGATTTTGCTCAAAGTCTGAACGGTCGAAATAGTTACGTCCTCGCCGATTTCAAGTTTCCCCTCTGTGGTTAATCCTATCTTAATCGACGGATAAAGTTCTTCCATATCCGCTTTTGCTTGTCGCAACAAATCGCCTGTAGAACATAGCCATAATGCTTTTTTGCCTATGCGACGAATGATTTCTATACCCATCATAGTGTTATGAGTGACAATAAAATGATCTGTTACATACAATTCATCTTTTGCGTCAACTGTTATACACCTACTTATTATAGGTTCGCAAGGCTCGATAGTTTTTATTCTTCTATACGCTAAAACGTATTTTGTCCGTGGCTTTATCTTTGCCAAATGCTTTTGGCTCGTACAAGGCAAAAATTTATAAAGTTTAAAGTGAATCCTATAACTAACTCTTCCCTCTTTTCTTTCGCCTTTATATGTATAATGAGTTATTCTTGCTTTTGTTTTTGCAGTCCCGCCTAATGATTCTACGATTTCAACAAAATCTTTTGCAAGTTGCAAAGAAGTTGTAGTATATTCATAATGCATACCGCCTTTTGTATGAAATGAAACGCTACCATCGGTATCAAACAATCCCTGTAAAACTCCAAGTCGTGTTTTTATATCGTTATACTTATAAATATCGGGAATAAATTTTTCGTAAGATCTATGATCGGCTAATCCCAAATTTCTTATTTTTGATGCTAAATCAGAATGAGTTATAAAATAATCGTGTCGAAATTTATCGCGTTTTTTTACTACACCATTTATATTTTTTGTTGCTTTTTCTATTAAATCGTTTTCAGTATTTGAAAAACTAATAGCGTTATGCAATAAACAACCGTCCCCGATTAAAAATCCTAACACCCACGGATCTATAGGAACTTCCTTTGACTTGAAATTGACAGGTTCTACAATAGGGATAAAGTATTCATAACACCTGCGATTTTTCGATTTTGCATCTAAATAATACTTATAAATGCTTTCCGTATCTTTTGTTTTAAATGGTTTTCTATTGTTTCGAGAGTCCTGATCCTGCACCGCCCACAAATGATCTTTATCGCATACAATTTCGGTATTGTCGGTAAATGTTAATTTGTATGCAGGTACTTTCCCTTTATCAAAAATTCCCGTAACAGTAATTTCTTTTCCATTTGATCCGATGACCTTATCTCCGATTACCAAATCGCCGTTTCTTTTCCAGCCGTCGGGTGTATAAATCTTTGCGTCTAAAGGCAGTCCTTTCCCTCCGCCACAGGGGGCAACTAAAACACCGCCTTTTGCCTTTAACATTGCGTTTACAGCCTTTTCCTGATAATCGTATAACGATAATGTCGGCTTGCAATCTGCAATGCTGATTTCGCCGGCATTATTGAACGTTGTGTTAAAAGCATTTTTGTAAATAAATTTCCACACAGCCTTGAGCAATCCGAACGGCAATATCAGTCTGTTTCCGCGTTTTGCGTATAAGCAAAGTTTTTCGGGGACTCTGCGCCATTTTATAAGATTATCTTTCCCCAAGAGTTTCAACTGAGTATATTCGGGATTTGTCAGCGTAAGCCATTTCTCTGCCCAATCCAAAATCTCTTGCGTTGGATCTATTATTTCTATTTCACTCCCAATATTGGTTTCCATACAAGTTCCTCAATTCCCACTGATTTTCTACCGATTTTTTCTAAGGCTTTATAGAGCCTGTACGGCATAAAAAAGAATCCGTCGGGCTTTCTTTCCCAATAGATAAAAAATCCGACGTTGGCTAAGTTTGCGAATTCTGTAGCCATTTTCATAGAAGTTATCTGATTCGGTTCAATTCGTTTAAAATCAAACGATGCCTCGCTCGCTTCTAAGTGCTTTGCGTCGACAAACCACGCCTCTCTGTTTCGTCCTGCAATGATGTCGAACGGTTGCCCGCCGATTTTCTTTGGAAGAATATAAACCCAAAAGCCCATACTCTGAAAATATCGGGCAAGCCGTTCCTCAGTTGCGTTACCGACTTGTAATTGTTTTGATTTTACCATATGTCGTGTCCCCCTATGTTTGCGCCGTTAAGTCTTATGCCGACGTACATACGAACGCCGTTCGACATCGATTGAATCTTAATGCCTTTTTTGGTAAGTCTGTCACGGAACATACTTTCTCGCATTTCGTATTCTGTGTTATTCTTAAACCACGACTTGAAATGCGAATATAATTCTCTGCACTCGACTTTTGCGTTTGTTGCATACGTACATTCATTGACAAGAAACTGCTCGACCATATCCATTTTATATTTATATCTGTCTTTCAGTTCCTGCAATCTCGGACAACGAATAAAGTTGCCTAATTGCCAATACTTCATAAAGCCTTGTATGCACCAGCCGAGAATCTTCGCGCTTTCTTTTTCGAGTTTTTCGGGCAGAAATTTATCCTTTTCTTTATCAGTAAAAGTCCGCAAAAACGGAACAGTTTCCAATCTACGCCAAATACCGTTATCCGTACCTTTTATATTCGGCAAGTTATTCGTCGACATCCATATCTTATAGTGTGGATAATAAGTGAACGGCTGACCGTATTTAAACTGAGCCTGTATCTTATCGCTACCCGTTATGATCTTGACTTGCGATTCTGCAAACTTTGCGCCCTCGTCCGTTTCGCCGGTAGCAACAAATCTTACGCCGCGAAGTCTTGCCAAAGAATACTCAACCGCAACCGAATTTCCGTTCTTTTGCGACATTAAAACGCTACTCGGAATACTTGTCGCATAATCGCCTAAAATCCTTGCGATTTGCTCTGTTAAAGTCGATTGACCGTTTGAGCCTTCGCCTTAAGGCATAAACATTACTTGCTCTTTTGTGGAACCCGACAAAGAATATCCTAAAAACGTCTGAATAGAATTTACGATTTCTTCGGTTTCGACAATATTGCCACAATCAAATATGCTACGAATGAATTTAAGCCATTCCGTCGGTTCTTCAAACGAAACTTCCGTATTCGTATTTTTCGACATGTAAAACTCTTTATCGAACGGCTTTATTTCGCCTGTTCGCAAATCCACAATACCCGAATCCGTATTAAGTAAATAAATGTCTTGGTCGAAGATTGAGTTTTCTACAGCCATTTTCTTTATGTGCCGTAATTCGGAAAGCATTGAATCTTTCCCGGATTTATTCGAGATTTTCTTTTTGTTTTTTATCATTTCGGCAAGCAATACGGTGTACTGCGCCGCTTTCTCGTTTTCGCCTTGTCTTTTGGCTTCTTCTATCTGCCCGGCTACTTCGTCCTCTTCCGACTGCAATATCGAAATCATTTTATCCGCATACTTACGAATAATAATATCTCCGTTGTCTTTTATCCATGTTTTGCCCGTCCAAAACATAAAGCATTCGTCGGTCGTGTTGTACTTAAAGCAATCCCCGAAATAATCATAAAATCTTTCGGCGTTTCCCGTATCGGTTAATGTGTAATGTCTGAAAATCTTTTTAATTCTGAATATAGGTTCTCCGTCCGCATTAAGATTCATTCCGTTATCTTTAGTCGCAGACGCAACCTCATTTCGTATCGTATAATTCCTTTGCGGTGTTAATCCGTTAGTATCACCGTTTGCAAACGATCTGTCGCAAGCATACCCGCCAACACAGTCCGCAATCGCCTTTGTAAGCGTTATTTCGCCGTAAGTCTGACTTCCTCTGTATTGGTCCCATTTATCGCGCATTAAAGCCGAACTACGGAATATTCTATCCATTTGAGCCTTATCGGAGTTGCACCACCACGCTAAAAGATTGCAGAACGACATATCCGCCGCGCTTTGGTCGTTGTTATCCATAGAGATATCGCCGTCGTGATAATACGCGTAAAACTTTTCTCCGCCTTTACTCGCATATGCGGCTTTGATTATTTCGTCGTCGGATAACATTAAAGCGTTGGGTTTCGGCTGACGAGGCGGTATCGCAGGACGATTTGCCTGATATTCTGATTGTACAAACTTTTCCCACAAAGGCTTTACTTGCTCGGTGCGGTCGTTGATTGTGGTATTTCGGATAACGTTACCCGTAAAAGCGAAAAACCGTCCCGAATCGTACATTTCGACGCAACCTTTTCTACGACTACCCTCAGGCAATGTCCCCGAGCAGATTATATGTACACCTTTCCCGCTCTGTGAATACTCGGTATACGAATCAAGCGCGGAAATAAACTGCTCGGAAAAGGTTTTAAACTCTTCGTCGTTCATTGCAACGTTTCCGTCTTTATCCGCGTGATTATCGAGATCGATGCCAAATATACCGTTACCAAGGACAAAACCTAATCCGTCGCAATGATATTTAATACAACCGTTTAACGCTATGTTAAAGTTGCTCCATGTCAAATCGTCATTAACCCTTGCAAACTTACCGTTTAACGCATTATACGGGCGTTTTGTTGTCTTTCCGTCCTCTCTCCCCTCAACTTTAAAACAAATCCAACGCTTAAGTGTTTTTAGTTCATTCGGAACGCTTTTATATTTTTCTTGTAATGCAAATAAGTCCATAATTCGCCCACCAAATTTTTTATTGGAAGGCGGCTACGGAATTGAACCGTATTGAGCCGAGGGGAATATGCTGTGTGTTGTGGAAACCCTCTCTCGCCGCCTATAAAAGCCCACAACCATTTGTCATGGGCTTGATTGTTTAAAATTAGAAAGGAAGAGAATCTACGTCGATTTCTTCGGAATTTGCGTCTTTCGTTCCCTGCGGAATGTTTTCGGACATTCTGTAAGAAAGATAATCCACAACACTCTTTGCCGGGTAATCGCCTTGCGCCTCTTGCGTTACGATCGATATAATCATATTCTGTCCGTTAATGTACTGAATAAGATCGTCGTAATCTTCAAAGTCTTGCTTTGCCGCAGGAATTGCATTAAGTATTCCGTTTATCTTCGAGGAATTATATTCGCCCGTAGTTTTGTTTTTGTAAATACCGTCGAAAATAATTCTACCGCCGAATTTTTGGTCTACGTCTTTACGAATCGTGAACTTGCAGTTTATATACTGATCGCCGCTTTTCGTTTTCGCCCATTCCGCTTCGAGTGTTACCTCGTAATCGCCGTCTGTGATAAGTTCGTATTCTCTGTTTTCTACTTTTCCGTCAAAATGCAACATATTTGATTATTCTCCTTTTGTTTCTTTATTTTCTTCGTTGCTTTTTTCGCTTAAATATTTCGCCTTGCAGTCAGCCGAACATACGCCCGCGCCGTATGCTTTCTTTGTTGCGAGATAGGTCTTTTTATCCATAACCGTTCCGCACACTTCGCAAGCATACACTTCTGCCGCAGGTACTTCTGCTTTAATTCTTAAGCAAGGTACGATTTCGCGAGCAAATTTCGTCGTGGTCGCAAAAACTTTAATTCTTTTGCCGATCCAATTCTCGACTTCGCCCGTCTTGTAAATCTTTTCTATAGTCTTGCAATTCGTTTTATTCAAAACCATAGGTTTTACTTCTACGCCGTCTACGTTCGTTTCCTCAAAACTTGCTACAATGCAGTTTTCGCTTTTCCCGCCCTCGGCTGTTACGAGTTGACGCTTGATGTCCTTAATCGTAAGAACAACTTCATCTGCCTTACCCTCGAGCGAATACGCTCCAAGGTAATCATAGTTTGCTAAATTTTTCCAGTGCATAAATTTGCCTCCCTGTTATTTGTTATCCGAATATTCTTCGGGTTTAACCTTTTCGTCGTTACATTCTATACCCTCTTCGCGAAGTTCATCACCGCTCATTCCGGCATATTCGTAACTTATCAATCTCGCCTTTTTCGTCGCTCTGCAATACGCGCATTTTTCGCAACGATGCGGCGCAACTTTCCCTTGCCGTATCTGTAAGTATCTCGGCAAATTATTTTTTACTGTTTCTAAAGCCTTGTCTAACTTCTCTTGTGGGATTTCAAACAAGCCTATATCGGGCGGTGTTTCTTTTGTTGCGCAGACCAAATAGCAAGGCAACGTTTTGCCCGTATTCTGTCTGACGATTTCTTGAAAGATCGCAAGTTCGATATCGTAGTCGTATGCCTCTACGAAATTTACATACGCTCTATACGCGTCCGACCAAACTTTCCCGAAGTCTTTCATAATCTTCAAATCGACTATCGCCTCGTCTTTGAGATACGAGTCTATTTTGATTTTAAAAGGCACACCGCAAATTTCGCCCGACATTATAACCTGCTTTTCGCCGCTCATAAAGTGCATAAGCGTAGAATCTTGCGCTATTCTATAAATTATATCGTTTGCCCGGGAAAAATCCTTTTTCAGTTCCCCGGTTCTGCTATTAAACATTTCGGGATGGTCCTGCTCGAACTGCTCAGCCTCTCCGCTAAAATAAGCGTCCACATACGATCCTACGAGGAACGCAATTGAAGCCTCGGTCTGATAATCCGAAAACGCCGCTGCCTCACATTCCAAAAACTTTGAAAACCGAGAATAGGACAGATAATAATGATTATATCTGTAATTCTCTTTCGTTAAATTTTTATCGATCATCTTTTTTCTGTCGAGGCATCGAATAATTTATCGTAATCGGAATTTAATGCTTCGGACAATTTATATATCGTCTGCACCGTAGGTTCGCATTGTCCCGACTGTAGATTCGATAACTGCGCTACAGACAATCCCGAACGCTCCGATAATTCCTTAAGCGTTAAACCCTTTTCGATAACGAGCCTCTTAAACTCCTCTCCGAATTTACTTTTCGCCGTCATAAATTTCTCCTTTAAAATTTTTTGACAGCATATTCTATTTCCACACTTTATTTACTGTTTGTCTTTTTCAATGCCGTATTAATCGCCGACTGTATCTTTTCCATATCCGTAAATGAAATCATATCGAGCGCATTAATATTTTTAAATCTACCACTTGCAAGCACTTCGCCCTCGTTCGTCACGTAAACTGTTTCTGCCGGAACTGTATACTCGACTTTTACACCAAAGTTTCCGTTTGCCGAGTCAAAGAATACGTTGACTTTCGATACGCCCATCTTTATAGTCCCGATCTGTTCCTTTAACTTCTCGTACAGTTTCGCTTTATGCGCGGAGTTTTGGTCGAGTTCTTTTAAAATTGCTTTAATTTCTTTGATTTCATTCTTTACTGTCGCCATTTTCGTTCTCCATTGTCGCAAGGATATAATCTATCATTCTCTGCCTTTCTTCGTTCGAGGTCGGCTGAACTTTCAGATTATCCATACCGTACAAGTCTATCGCTGTGCATTTAAACAATTTGCACAGTTTGCTTTGCACACTTGCCGATAAATTTTTACATATCGGACTTTCCCAAAACATTACCGAGGATCGCGAAACCCCGAGTATGTCAGCCACTTCTTGTTGTGACATGCCGGTTTTCCCTCTGAGTTTTCTAATGTTCAACATTCCTTTTCACCTACCTTGTGATTGGATTTTAACATATAAAAAAAATATTGTCAAGCGTTTGTTGACAATATTTTAAAAATATTTTATTTTTTTTAAATCGTGCGAGGGAACCTCGGATGGTTGCGAATAACGTGGTTCAAAAGTCCACACGCATTGAGCGCATCTATCGCGGCGGGACACAATGCAATCTCTTCGAGTTCGGCGCGGGAAATTATCCTGCCTTTTTCTATGTCGTAACCCGAATCGGTCATAATGTCGCTGTTCCTTAAGACGTATTCTGCTTGTTTTATAACGGCGCGTTTCATACAGTCTAATTGATACTGACACAAATTATCCCACGGATAAAGCCTAAATGACAGTTTATCCACACGAAACATCAGATCGTCCTCTATGTTTTTCAGAAACAGTTCCGCGCTGTTCGATATATTATCGTTAGGTTTTAATATCGCCCGTAAATCTCTGCCCGTATAATTAAAAAAATCATCGGGAGTTACAAATTTCGGGGACGTTTCAAATTCGGTCATAGTACCACCTCAAACAAATTATATATCATTTGAGTTGAGTTGTCAAGACTTTTCGTGAATTATTTTAGCACATTTCGATTTTGAATCCGTCTTTTAAACGCTTTTCGTATTCCTCGTGCAGATCTTTTTGATCGTACATTACGTAATATGCGTCGTAATTCACGCCCTTATAGTCAAGCATTTTTCTTGTGGAATATTTTAATTCCTTATCAATACAGAGAATAAGTTCGTTTATCTTATCCGCTTCCGCAATTTTTGAATTGTCGGTCAACTTTTTAAAACGCTCTTCATAATAACGTTTCGTTTCGGTTTCCCACGCAACCCATTTCGACATTGCGCTTATAAGATAATTTTTCCGGGTAGTCGGATCTACATCGGCGCGAACGTGACCAAACCACGACGGATCGATATAATGTTCTGCCGTTATGTTTCCCTCGTCGATTAGTTTGTTTAAATGGTTTAAAGCGTAACGATGTAAGCCTCTGCGAGCGCAAGCGGTTTCTATGTGCATAGTTTCCATTACCCGTTTTAAGCCGTGTAAGGACAGAAAGTCGAAAGCGTCAGCCATTTCACTGTAAAACATCATACTTTTTACCATTCTGTTACTTATTTCGTTAAATACTTCAATCATTGCGCATCTCCTTTAACATTTGAATAATCTGCTCGTTTTGCTCTATGATTTTGGAGAGCATTCCGTTTTGGTTGCTTTGCAATTCCTGCATTATGTCGTTTACCTGAACTTTATTCAGACTGAGATTTTCAAGTCCGATAAAAAACGATAAAATCGACACTATATCTATAAATGACAGTTGCTCTCCAAAATTCATATCGTCACCTTACAGACTTTCTACGTCAAATTCGACGTTGCTCGTAGTGATTGCAAGCGGTCCCGTTATAAGCGTGATTACGTCGTTCGTACAGCCGCTCGTTGCCTTTATTATCGTACTGAACGAAAGAGTTCTTACTTCGGTTGTCGCGGTAGTAATCGTAGTCGAAGCGGTCGCGCCGGTTATTGTCGCGCCGTTCTGTTGCATCAAAAGTTGAACAACTCCGGCAACGGGCGCAGTAAACGTAACGTTCGCAGTAATTTTATATCCGTTCGGACAACGATCGTAAATCACTACACTGTTACCTACGCGTTCGATATTGCAACGGTTATAGCCTGTGGTTAAAGTCGCACCGATAGGCACTATGCTGTTCGCTAAAACCGAAGTCGCGTTGGCATTTACGGTTTTTACATAAGATTTTCTGCTCATAAATTTACCTCCTTTTATTGATAAAGGGTAAGCAACTTATTACAAGCCACTTACCCTTTATTTAGACGTTAGTGGCTCAATTCAGCCGATATTAGTAACTTGCTCCGCTACAGCCGCAACCTGTTCCACAGAACGGAGAGGGACCGGCACTGTACGTATAAGTCATAGGGTATCTTACGACACCTGCAACTGCCTGCTGAAGTTCAAGTTGGTTAATTTTGCTCTGCATCTGAGCGATTCTGTCCTGCGAGATTGCGTCGAGAACTTTTTGAATCCCCGCCGTAGTGTTCGCGTTGATAGCCGAGGTATTAATAGCATTCTGATAGGACAGGTTATCGATCGATCTGAGCGTAGTGCAGCCATTGTGTTATCGTATAAGTTCTTTATCTTATACTTCTTATAGTTTCCTATAAGTTCAGACTATATCTTCATCCTATTTTAATAATAGGAGTCGGGAACTCTTGTCGAGATTATTGGTGTTCCGTCCTCACTCGTTAGTCGTTGAGCCTTTCGTGGTACTTTTATCGGAATTTCCACGACTTGGTTGCTGATTAACATATTCATAATTTTATGAACTTAGCCTTCCAGCAATTCACCCGATTGCCAACGCGAGTTACCCCGCGTAAGTGCCTACTGCATTTTTGCAAAACTTTCTCCTGACTTTAGAGAAAAAGTTTTTCAAGCACTGCTGAGCCTGCGCAGTACCCGCCGCGACAGCCGCTTCCAAATCGCGAAGTTCGCCGAGCGTGTTGTAGTTTGCGTCTTTGATTGCCGTCTGCAGATCATATCCGACCTGACGAGTTGCCGCCACACCTTCATTGTTCTGTCTTTCCAATGCGGCGAAGTTCGATGCCTGAGTTACGTCGTTTGCGGTAGCAGGTCTGTCGGTCATAAAGCCGTCATAAGCACCTCTGCTTGCTCCAAAGCCGCCGAAGCCGCCCATACCGAACAGTATGAGAAGAGCAAAGAGCCAAATCGATTCGCCACCAGCACCGCCGAAACCGTAGTTACCGCCTAAGGGCATTACGGGAGTAATTCCGGAAGAACCATCCATAGTTTTGATTTTCTCCTTATTATATATTATTTCAAAAATCACCGCGCGTCTTGATTTTGAAACCTGATTAACCTTTTAACGCTTGCATTAAAGCGTTAAAATCTATTCCTTTTTGTTTGCACATTTGCTTTACGAGTGCTTCGGGATTCTGCCCCTGAACCATTTGCATTGCTTGAGCCATTTGTGGATTTTTAGCCACAACCCGCTGAACGAGTGTATTTATATCTCCGTTGCACATTGCCTGCATTTGCTTTAACTGCTGTATGCTTTGCATAAGTTGCGGGGGCAAATTCGACATATTCATTTGCGGCATTCCGCTGTTTAAAATATTCATATTATTTATCTCCGTTCACAAATTGCTTAAATAACTCTAAAGAGCATTTTAACTTGGTATTTTCTTGTTCCAACTTATCAATTTGCTCATTCAAATCTGCAATCTTAAGTTTAAGGTCTTTTATTTTTTGCATTTCCATATTATAATCCAACGCCGTCATTTGGTTTTACCTCCGACTGTTGTTCGATTTTGTTCATTAGCGTGTTTAATTTCGCCTGTAGAGCCTCAAATTCTTCTTTGCGAACGAAATCTTGCGGATTTATGCTTTGTGCTTCTGCGGGTGTTTTTTCGGCTTCTTTATGCTCGATTACGTCATAAGCCTTTACATCGAAATGCCCCGTCCCGTCAACCACTTTGCGATATATCATAGATTTGTCGTTATCGAAGAATATATAATCGCTGTTCGGATCGAGCATACGCATTTTTACGTCCTCTATGCCGCTTACAAATATCTTATTGGTATTTATTTTCGGCTGTTGAGGTTGCTGTTGCGGTTGCTGATAATTGTTATAAAAATTATAAGGATTGTAGTTAGGTACTTGCGTCGGTTGCATTCCCGGCATAGGATTGCCGAAGTTGTTTCCGTAATACATTATTTTCCGCTCCTTTCATTTTATTTTCGTGTATAATTTAGCACAAAAAAATAGGTCTGTACACCCACAAAAAGGATACAAACCTATTATTTTGTATTTAATTTTTCTTTTAGTCGCTTCTTTCGTATCTGAACCGACTTTTCATTAATACACAATTGATCCGCAATAACGCTTTGCTTTGTCTTATGTATAAAGAAATCGATTGCGAGTTGCTTATTGTCTTTACTTAAACGCAATTCGTCACAACGCTTTATCAGTTCGGATTCGCTACACGTTTCGCAATCAAACAGTTTCGGCTTAGTCAGCCGTTCCAATTTTGCTACACTCGTATTATATTGTTTTTGTAATTGTCCGACATATGCGATTATGTAACAAAGAAATATAATCGAAAGCAAACTGAACCGTATCGGAATAATAATTGCTATACCCACAACAAATATCACCGTCGTCACTATTCGGCATTGAGCGTGCGTCGGACAGTGATATTGATACTTAAATTGATTGCGGATAATCCAATGACATATGAAAAAGAAAACCGCCTCAAACCACTTATTTAAGATATATGCGGGTATAATAATAGCGATAACCGCAAAGATTATCGCTATTACCGTATTCTTTAGTTTAATCTTCGTGCTGAACTGCATAAGAGATAATCTCGGTATTTGCTTTTGCAAGTTCGATCAAGGTTTCCTTATCGTACTTACCCGATTTAATTTTTGCAAGCAATTTTTCAGTGGCTTCAATTGCAGTACCTAAGTCTGTGCCGTAAAGCGGCAAACCTAAAATTCCCATTTTTTTACTCCTTATCGTTATTTTTTCTATAATTGAAAGCGAAGTATAACAACGCTTCAAATATATACACATCTATCATTAATATCAAAAGCGTTGCGAAATTGTAATCCGCTATCATACTTTTGATATTGCGTACCTCAAGAGTAAAAACTTGTAATAAATTAACCGAAGAATACACGACTGTTGTCGGAAACAATTCGGCTTTCATTATACACGGCAATAAAATCATTAAAATGTTATTGATTGCCACATAATATTGAGGAAGAATTTCTTTTATTGCGTAACCAAACAGAATAGCCGCACAGATTATCAGCATTTCTTTTGTGGATAATCTTTTCTTCCTGCAACACGCACAACAAGACAAATAGTACAGCGTAAACGACAATATTGAACTTGCCAAGTACCACGCCCACTTATGCGTATCTATATAACGCCCGATTTTACAAATTTGTTCGTTTTGGGCGGTTTCAATAACAAATGACGGAAAAATCAATTTGAGAATATATAAGAAAAGCAGTATCGCTCCGCTAAGGATTAAACCCATTATCCATACATTTTCAAACCGTTTTATTTTCATTTTCCCGCCCCCTTTGCATATATTATACCACTTATTTTTCGTTTGTCAATAGGTTTATGAAAATTTTCATAAAAATATTTTCGACAAAATAATTGCGTGATATAAAACAAGAGCAGAAAACGCAACAAGAAGCACCCACGAGCCTATATTTGCCACCTTTTTGTTTCTCTTACCTAATAGCCCTATCGCCAACAATAAACCGCCTACAAGTCCGATTTTGAACAGATAAACGAGATTCGTCCGTATGAGCCACCGCCCTATCGGATTACCCTCAACGGATAACCCGAACAGGCTGACTAAATACATTGTGGCGATAAGGTCTATTAAGTTAAATATGTAAGTTATTATAAGTCTTACTTTCATTTGCGTTTGCTTTCAATCCTTTCAAAGTACGCCTTTTCTTGTTCGTCGCTTATAAGTTTCTCGCCAACATACTTCATATCTTCTATGCGATACTTGTTGCTCAACTTACATGAAGTAAGTATTCCGTTCGCAAAGATGTTATAGTGTTTATCGGTAATAACGTTATAGAACTTGACTTCTTTTTCGACAACTTCTTGCGAAATGACTGTCGGGAATGTTCCGTCTTGTGCGAACGTCGTAGTTCCATTCGGCGTATCTTTGAAATTGCCTGTATAGGTAAATGCACCCGCTTCTTTGTTAAAGATACGGTGATAGCCTTTCTCCCCTCCTGCACCGACAAAGCCGACTTCCGAACCATTCGAGAATTTAACAAGGTTATATCTCGGAGCAACTTCCGCAACTTTTATCCAACTCGGTTTTGCTTTATCGAATTTTCCGTCGTAGAAGTTCCAAACAAGGAGTTCATCATCACAGGTTATATTTTCAACTGCTTTTGTTGAGCCATCGGCAAGAGTGATTTGGGTTCCCTCGATTAAGCAGTAATACGATGCTGTAACCGTTCCGTCACCTGTAACTTTTACAGTATTAGAATCTATTTGAGTCACGCCACCAGTTACCGAAACTATGCCGCCATAATCAAATGTGCTAAAATATAAATATCCAGACGTACAAACAACGTTAATCGATTCGCTATTATTGATTGTCCCTAATTTAGTCCCTGATGCCGATTGTCCGTCGTATATATCGAAACCGTGATTGCTGCCGTCACCGCTTACTGTTACATTATATCCCGCCGCCGCTACTTCATAACTTACCGCACTACTTGCCGCGCTATTATTGAAATTCGGTGCGCTTGCTTTGACTGTTATCGAATATGTACCCGAATCGGTAAGTAAAGTCGAAAGGTCAACAGTCGTGCTTGTTACAACGGATAACTCTGCTGAACCGTTAAAAATCCTATAAGAAGTTACAAAATTGCCGTTGGTAGCAGGGTTTGTAATTGTCAGCGTTGAATTGCTTAAGGAAATCGTTGGAGCGTTTAACGTCGGCTTTTCGCTTTCGACAGCCGTTATTACCGTAACCTCAGAAAGAGTTTTTCCTGCGTCGGGCGTAATCTTTACAGTACCGTTAGCGGTAATCGTTACGCTTTTTGTTTGTTCTTCTTTGCCGGGCACGTTTACATTTACGCTCGCTTTTCCTGACACGTCGTGCGTACCGTTCGCCGTAATGTTAACAGTTCCCGTCGGAATTACATAATTATCAGGTATTGCATTAACCGTAACACCTGACAATCCGTCATATCCGCTGTCGGCGGCTATATTTTGTTGCGACTTTGTGGGCGTAACAGTTTTAGTTTGAAGTGTGGGGGCTGTTTGAGGCTCGAGCGTTCCTGTAACACCGCCGATATTTACATTTTTCTTAATGTTCTCTGGAAGCATTGTCGCGGGCTTTTTCACTACAACTTGAGAAAGGACTTTTCCGCTTGTAGGTGTTATCGTCTGATTACCCGAAGCTATTGCAAGGTCAACGGTTTTAGTTTCTTCTTCCTTTTTTGCTTCAAGTGTGCCTGTTACGCCGCCGATAGAAACGCCCGTTTTAATATTCCCCGCAACCAAAGTCGAGGGTTTCGTTACAGTTACTTTTGACAGATTTTTCCCCGCGTCAGGCGATATAATCTGATTACCCGAAGCCATCGCCAAATCGACTGTTTTTTCTTGCGTGGGCGTTGCAGGAACAGCCACTGTGACCGAATCCAAACCGCAATAGCCCTCGTCTGCAACAACGCTTCCGTTTGTAGCAACGCTTTTCGATTGCAGTTTAGGAATAACACCCACATCTGAGGAACAGTATTTGCCCGCAGTTTTTAGGGTTATCCCGTTTTTGTCTTTTAATTCAATGTTCATTTTTTATAAAACTCCTATCTGCAATTACAGTTTAGTAATTGTTGCATTTGCTTTTAACCAATTAAGGTCTGTCTGATCTATTGCCAATGAAGCGTAAAGCACTTTAAGTTCTTTTGCCGCAGGGACTATCCATTCGTAAGCCGCATAAGTCTTGCCGGTATCTTCATCGATAACTCCGGACACGGAATATACTATTCCGTTTGCACCTAAATTCCCTTTATCTGTATCATATCTTAAAAGTCCTGTGCCTTTATCGCATGAAATATGCGTAATATGATAACTTGAGTATGCTTCATTCGTCATCTGCACCGTTGAGTCATTAATATAGAAATCCACATTAGAAGAAGGCGCGGCAGGTCTGCTGTTAAATGTAATTTTAGAACCGCCTAAAATCCCTACCTCTGTCGCGTTAAGAGTTATAGTTACATCCGAAGTCGCATTGCTGAGATACACATATCCGTTTTGGTTATTATATTGACTTGTCGCTCCCGTAACCGTTACGCTATAAGGATAAATATGATCTCCGGTAGGAATAAACTTTAAAGTTACACTCTCTCCCGCCTTAATTGTTGTTGCGTTAGAGGGATCGGCAACCATATTAGTAAGATTCGTAATTATTTTATGAGTATTTGTTACGAACGTGCCATCATAGGTTTCGATTGAGCCTGTTAATTTCATACCTCTTGCGTGTGCCGTTTTGCCGCTTAATATATCGCTTGCGACTGCCGTATCGCCCGAAGTATCGTCGCCGGTCTGAATACTTGCTATTTCGGATCTGAAATCTTGCGGATTGATTTTTTGACTTGCGGGATAGCCTTTCTTTTGCTTTATCCCCTCGCCCAAATCCACAATAAAATCTTGTAAGTTGTTATTTTTCCCCATATTACACCTCTGTATTCAATACGGCGGTAATCATTGCGTCTACGTAATTATAAACGGATTTTGCCGACGGGTACTGTTCTTCTGTCGAACTCACAGACAAACTTTGCGTTTTGTTTACTACAACCTCGAGCAATATTTCGGAGCAACTGTAACTTAAATCGGCGTTTATTGCGCATTTAAACGAAGTCTGATCGTATACTTTGGTAAATTCCAAAACGCCCGTTGCGGATTTAATCGCAAAATCCAATTCTTTTACGTTATCGCCAATCCGCATTACGATATAACTGCTCGGATCGTTTTGCAATTTATCGTACTGCTCCTGAGTAATCGAACCCGATTCAGCCGTAAGCGTTATGTGATACCCGCCAATGCCCGCGCCCGTACCGACAAGTCTTTTGCCGTCTACGTATGCGATTTTGTTTTCTACAAGGTCATTCGCGGTGGCTGTGCCGTCCGAAGTATCAACGAACGACACATACTCGTCTTTATCGGTATCGTAGGCTTGGATTGTGGAAATATTCTCGCAAATCTCGCCATCGATTGCTAAATTTTTACTCATAATTTACCTCTTTTATATTGCGAAAATCGGAGCAACTTCGAAATCCTCGTTCGCAACGATGCTATAGTAATCGCCAAAGTAGTAAACAGCGCAGAACTTGTAAGTATTACCTGAGCAAGGACTACGAAGCCAATAGTAATAATTCTCCGCCGTTCCCACTTCTCGCTTGATCCTATCGGCGTTCGTATTATGTGTTTTATAATAATCGAATTGACCTAAAGGACACTCTTCAAGACCGATAGAATAATGTTTCGCGTCGAACATTTCCATTTCTGCGGGTAAGAACAATTTATTTGCACTTGAACTTGTTCCACTTGTTGTTCCATCACCCGTTCCGCTTAAAACATTCACTTCGCTCATAGCCGCTTGCATATCGTCGGGTAAGTCGGCTAAAATGCTCGGCAATGAAGTATTTCTTAGATCACTTGAAGCAAAACCACCTGCATTTGTGTCTGTTTTGTTCATCTCAAAGTAAATAGTTCCGCTTAAGTTTATGAGTTCAACAAATTCTAACACGCCGTTTGAACTACCGCTACCGTCTGCATAAGAATATCTGCCCGTCTGCATATCTGCAATACGAATGGTATATTGCTTACCGCTCTTGGAAGTTATAGTTTTTGTATCGCCGACGTTCCAAATTTTATTCGCTATCCCCGATTTAAATACCTTAGCAATCGTCGCCCAACTATTATTCTCGAAAATCGGATCCGCAACAAATGTTGTATATGTGTCTACCGTATTTGTGGGTGTAGCCGAGGCAAATATAGACGCTTTTGTTGATCCGCCACCACACAAAGCATAGTCGCCTATAATTGTAGCCGCAGAAGCAAATTTTCCAGTAGATAACGATTCAGGAATGCTTCTCGTTAAAGACATATCGTAAGCGTCTACCGTATCGTTAGCAACCAAGCCTATATTTCCGCCATAAATTATAGCGTGGCTCTTTATCGGACCTGCACTTGAATAAACCCTTGCTCTTGAAAGCGATAACGGAACGCCTCTTGTCAGACTTCTATCGTATACATCTACAGCATCGGACATACTGGAACTATTAGTGTGATCCTTCAGTCCGCCCGCAAATAACGTATATGAATATTCAAAATTATCGCCTATACCCGCACTAACTATATCACTTCTGCCTATAGACAATTCCAATGGTAATGATTTTGTCAGAAATCTATCATATGCATCTACATTTTTTACCGTCGTGTTAGAAGCCGCTATCCATCCGCCCGCAAATAATGCATATCCGGTATATCCCGAACTAACACAACCTGCTCCCATATATCGGCTTGCCACGGATAAATCTGGAGCAATCGTTTTTGTTAGACTACCACCGGTGAAACAATCTACGGTAAGTCCATTCTCTCCGCCTGCAAATAATGCATAATCGGGAAGATTCGTCGCGCCAAGCCCTAAACCGCCGCCTGTTAATTCAAAAGTTTTAGCAATATATAATATAGCATTTTCAGAAATTACGTCAATAACATTAGAAGCCTGACCAGAACTTGTTTCTCCGCCCGCAAAAAATGAATAAGTGCCTTTGGAAGGTCGCGTCGCTTTCAAACCGTATCTCGCAGAAACCGACAATGATTTTATTGTTTTTGTAAGAGCAGCATCGTACAAGTCTATTGCATTAGTGGCTGAGCCGTCTGCTATTTTACCGCCAAAAAACATAGCGTATTTCGTTGTATTTTCGGCAGCCAAATCTGTACGTGCTACAGATAATTCTTGCGGCGAGGTGTATTTTTCGATACCTATCATTACGCCACTTATCTTAATAGTAACACTACCCGTCGGATTATATAGATTTAACTTTCCTGTGGTTTTATTCCAACTTTGTGAACCTACATTTGTTACAGTCGGAATGCTTGCAGGCAACTCATATCCGTCATTTGCAGTAAATTTCAGTTCTACCGAAGAATCTCTGTATATAACTTTCGGATTGCTTGCATTTGCAGTCACATTCGTAAGATTTGTAGTAATGCTGTACGCTTGCGGACTACCCGCGATATTCACGGAAATATTCCCCGTTCCGCCCACTAACGTCAAAGTCCCTGTAGACTTTTCCCACGAACTGCTTGCCGCACCTGTAACCGTTACGCTATTAGGATAGTTATAGCCTGTAACAGTATTAAATCGTAAAACCCGCGTTTGACCTTTCGTAATCGTCGTAGGATTACCCGAAACTTGCGTGATATGTGAGGCGACAATAATAATAGAATAGACGGTAAGCGTTCCGACTAATGTTATTGTAACACTTCCCGTCGGTTTTGTCAAGACCAATGAGCCTGAATTTTTATCCCATATTCCCGTTGCGTTTTGAACTTTTACTGTATCAGGTAAAGAATACCCGGGTTCTGCCGTAAATTTTAAGGTTTTAGTTTCCCCTGTTTTGATACTTGTAGCGTTGCCTGTGACCGGATTTACATACGTTAAACTTGTCGAAATCGTATAGGTTATCGCCACACCCGATATTGTAATGCGCACATCTCCGGTAGGCTTGCTTATAGTCAAAGTCCCTGTTAACTTATCCCACACGCTCGTTGCGTTCGTAACGGTTACATCGTCGGGCAGATAATAACCCTGTTTTGCAGTAAACTTTAATTGCACCGAACCAAAACTTAGAATCTTTGTCGGATTGCTCGGGTTTTGATTGATATTCGACGCCTCTACCGTTAAAAGATATGTTGAAATACCCACAACCGAATTGATATACTCGAATGCGGTTTTCGCAGTCGGGTACTCCGTTGTAGTCGAATCGGCGGTTATCGTTTCCGTTTTATTTTCTGTGGTTTCTATCGTTTCGGTACGAAAATTATACGATAAATTCGGATTAACTTCGACAATCATCGAGTTCTGTCCGTGGATTTTTGAATACAACAAAACGTTTGCTCTTTCCAAAGCAAAATTCAACTGTCTTACAACGCCGTCGTTAGTGCGTAATATTACGTAACTGTCCGCGTCGGCTTTTAATCTATCGTATTGTATTTGCGTGATATTCCCGCTCGTGCCTGTCACGTCGATATGATAAGCCATACTCTATTCCTCTATAAAAAAGAAAGGGGTATTATTCAGATATAATGCCCCTTTACAAGTGTTTTTATTGCAGAGCAGTATAATCCTTGCCCGTAATCTGTTTGTACTGTTCGGCGGTTATAATGCCTTTTCTGACCGCAACGGCGACCATTTTTTCGTTCCAAAGTTTCTTATCGAAATTCTTTTTAATTACTTCATACGTCATTGTTTTAGCCCTCCAAACTGTTCAGATTCTGAAATTCAAGTGCCGCCGCGATTCGTTCTTCGGCAGTCGCTTCCTGCTCGACGGTTCTGTCGTCCCAAGCCTCTGCCGCCGCAAGTACCTGCTCGTCGGTCATATCGTCCGTAATCGTCGCGCCTTGTTTCTTGTAATACTCTTTGAACTGCTCGAGTTCAGCCATAAACGCGCCGTTGAAAAGCCCGCCTGCAACTACGACTTTCGCTCGTGGAAGTTTCGCCCATTTATAGCGATCTTTCCATTGCTCTGCCGTGAACTCTTCGCCCGACGGCGTATAAATTGTGTCTTGTTTGTTCCAAATTGCGTATTTCATAGATTTTCCCTTCTTTGTTTAGGTAAAATTTTGTTTTAAAAATTTCACATCTTCATAATCGAAAAACTTCCAAACATTTCCTGATTTTCCGACTTGCATTCTATTATTTACTTTGCGTTTATAAAGAAAATGTAACTCTTTAGGAATTTCTTAAATCGTCGCCCACCGCTCAAAAATTTTTGTATCAGTTAATTTTTCTTGTTTTAACCCATACCACTTTTTATGCGTTTCTGCGACAATATCGGAATTTTTTAAGTAATTCTCGTATTCGCTATCTTCTGAACAGTATTTATCTTTTCGTTTTTAAAGTTATACCATCTTGATTAATTAATTCTATTTCCATTTTTCACCTCACGAAGATATAGGACGATAACAAAGACGAACGCCGTACGTACTCGACCAATAAGCACCATTACAGCAGAACGCGCCAGCATAGGGGCGCGTATCACCAACGCGAACGCGAACAGAACTATAACCGGATGAATAATAATGGTCATCACAATAATAAGTATCATACGACGAATTTTTTATAACTTCGCTCGGATAGTTAAAGAAAGGTTGAGTTGAATCATATCCGAGTTTCTTAATTTCTCTTCCGCCTGATGATATCGGCGCAGTATATCCCGATATTGCTGCATATCCATCAGATACCGCTGTAGGACTGTCAATATACTTAGACGGAGAATTGCTGTATACCCAAGACGAACCATCATGACCGAAACCATCCATCCATTGAGCGTCAACGCCCCAATGTAGCCCGAGTGCATCGGTAGTAATACCAGAACCACTGTTTGTATTCACAGTTTTCTTAGCACAGATTAACAAATCTTGCCATAACCTGTGAATTCGCCAATCCATTAATTGATAACCAGTTCCTCTTGCTATTGCTTTTGTACGCCCGTCGGATAATGTTTGGCTTGCAACCGAACCCGACGCAACTGAATTACAAGTTGTCGAACTCTTCGACATATACTTACCCACAAGGATATATTCGAGTTCATTTCCGCTTTCGTCAATAAAACAAGGATAAAGTTTGTAATCATTATCAATTTTTTTACTTGCTATTTCAAAAGCAGTTATCTGATTATCTGTTACAGTAACGATTTTCTTGTACATTTTGGGGAATTTAATAAACACATCGCCATTAAATTCAACTTCGCTCCACGGTTTCGGAATGCTATCTTCAAGTGTGTTAAATACTACAGTGTTGGGGTCTTGTGCTCCCAAATTTGACACTGACGCTTTCCACAACGGCGCATTTGATACAAATGTACCGTCGTACGTTCCGATTGAGCCTGTCAGTTTAACCCCTTTTGCATACGCCGTTTTACCTTGCAAAATATCTCCCGAAACCGCCGTAGCGTCGTTTGTATCAACACCCGTAGGCACGTTTACGTTTGCGTTTGCCTTGCCCGAAACGTCAACAATACCGTTCTCAGTTATCTGAATAGTGCCACTTGGAATTACATAGTCATCGGGGATTGCCTCGACAATAACTTTACTCAGTCCCGCATAATTCGCGTCAGGCGTTGCCGTTTGTTGCGTTTCGGACGGTGTGACTGTCTTTTCCTGTAATTGCGGAACTACCGTAATATCTTCGGGGCAATATTTGCCTGCCGTATTAAGTTTTACACCGTTTTGGTTTGTTAATTGTATCGGTGTCGAGCCAGCATAATCCTCTATCGTTCCCGTGAGTTTCGCGTCTTTCGCGTATGCAGTCTTTCCCAAACGGATATCTGCGGCGATTGCTGTAGCGTCCGAAGTATCTATACCCGCAGTCGCCTCGCCGATAACTTTCTTTCCGTCGACATATGCCGTTTTGCCCGTTATAATGTCACTCGAAGTCGCGTTTGCGTCCGAAGTGTCCACAAACTCAACCAATTTATTTTGGCCGGTATCAAGTGCTTTTATAACGGTCACATTCGGGCAGACTTTTCCGTCGATTTTTAAATTCTTTCCGCTCATAAACTCACCCCGTTAAGTCAATAACGTAACGATTCCGTTCGATACCGAGATTTTAAAGCCGCGTCCGTTCGGATTCAGCGTAACTATACCGTCTTTGCAAGACAGGACGAGGTCGCCGATACCGACAGCCTCGACCAAACTTGCTTTTATCAATAATTTTCTATAAGGATGCATAATGTTCTCCTATATCTATTGTACAACAAAAAGATCTAAAAATCAACAGATTAATAAATATTATTTTGCGAAATTAAACATATCGACCGTATCTTCGACTTCGCAAGTCATCGACGTAAAATTATACCAAGCGGGATTTCCGACAGCGGACGTTGCCGGCACAGTATACAGACTGTTGTTTTTTATCCACGGAATTGATAAATAATTCCCGTTTACAAGTTTATATCCCGAAGCCTCGACAACTTGATTATTATCAATCAATGAAGCCAAGCCCGCAATACTCGTAATTTTCGTTGCTCCCGCCGACAACCGTTTAAGCCGAATTTCGCAAACAGTATTTCCGCCGTCGTCCGTACCTTTTATGTAGATATTGTGGATAAACGCTTTGATATCGGTCGAACCCGTTACCAAAGACCACGCACGAGTAGACAGCGTTATGTTTATGCTCTTGTTCTGAATCGCCGCACCGTTCCAACCGTTGTGTGTGTAACTTACAATACCCTCGGTGTGACCTTTGTCGGCAAGATAATAAATCTCGTTATTAAAAATAATGAAATTCAGATTGCTTGCGAGCAACGTCGAGAGTTCCAATTCGGTTAAAGTTCCGTTTGTCGCCGTCGACGGATTCGATAACGTAACCGAACGAGCAATATCTTCGTCGGACAGCCCCGCTCCGATAATATCCGAACTATCGATTTCGTGGACGATATTATTAGCCAATAACAGCCAATCCTGAGCGTTTTTGTATATCGTGTTCGCAGTTCTCTTAACAAAGATTTTCTTTGCTTCCTCAATGCTTGCAGAGCCTCTCGTCGGGGGCAAATCCGCATTGATGTAAACAAGGTCTACTTTGTTAAGAACATTCGAACCGATAGCCGTGACGGTTGACGGGAATATTGCAACTTCGGTCTTTACGTTTTCGCCGAATGTCTGAATATTTGTCAAACCCTCGGCAAAATGCACAACTCTGAACGAAGCGTCCGAACCCAAAGTAGTCGAATTCGCTCCAAGGCTGAACGTTGTAGCCGAACCCGTCGAAATCGTTATGATATGATAATCAAAGCCGTCGGTGTAGGTGTGGTTTATCGCGCTCTGCTTATCGTAAATCGTTCCGTCGCCGAAATCGATATCGTATGCGACTTGCGGAGCGGCAAAGGTCGTACCGCCGAACAATAAATACGTTTTATCGGGATTGATAATAATGTTTTCGTCGATTTGAGCGAGAAGTTTATTGAGTTTACCCGCAGTCGGGATATTCTCGTTATCGACCGTTACGCCGTCCTTGCTGATACCGAAACTATGTGTTGCGGACTGTTCGCCGCTCTTCGTTATTTCGATTTTGAACGCCCCGTTTTCGTTCGTGATAACACACGAATAATTATCGCCGACGCTCTGTTTTGCAAGGAAGTTCGCGATATCTTTTATAAGCGCGACGGAAACCGCTTCGCCGTTTTCCTGAACTTTCGGGCGGGCAATAAACGTACCGCCTTTGCTCGTTATAACGTCGTAATTGTCGATTGTCGCGCCGTCGGGAGTAATCTCTACGGTTACGGTCTTTCCGTTAGCGTCGGACGAAGTAATCAGGAATTCGTTTTCGAGCATTGCAAACTTTGCGTTGCCCGCGCTACCCGAATGCGTTATATTTACATATCCGTCGCCGACCGTTACGCCTGTATATTTTTCGGTCTGTTCGCCGTCTTTAAGATAGAACGATTTGGAATAAATAGTCAGGTCTGTATCTGCTTCTTCCGTTCCCCAACTATCCTCTTTATTGCCGTTCAAATCGGTGTTTTGAATTTTAGAATGTTTTAAATCGAATACAGATGATTTAGCAAGATCCGAAACTTTCACACCGCTATCTACAAAAGCGTTAATATACGAGTCCCACTTGATTATATGCGCTTCGACCAAATCTTTGCTATCGGCTCTCGTAGCAATCGGCTTGCCCTCGTATTCAGAGAACGTGAAATGTTTGTTTTCCGCGTCGAGAACACCTTCGCCGAATTTTACGGTATCGTCCGTCGGATCATACATTAATCCATATACTTTGGACGAATTTTTCTTAATAGCAAGACCTGACAATGCCGCGTTGAGTGGTTCACCGTCGATATTTGTAACGATTATAGCGTCTTTTACATTCAAAGACTGTACGTTTTCATACGTTGCAGTTCCCTGAACGGTAAGATTGCCCTGAATCGTCATATCTCCGACAATCGCACCGCCGCCCGCACCTATTTTTTGGTCGAGAGCGGCTCGAGTTGCATTAGAAATCGGTTTATCTAAGTCGGACGTGTTATCCACTTTGTCTAATCCGACTTGCTCTTTCGTAACTTTATGTGGATTATTTATATTCGATATGTGCTGAATCAGCCGAGTACCGATACCTTTTAAATCTTCAAGATCGGAACTGTCGACTTCGCTTACAATTTTTTCAGATAAACTCTGCCAAGCCTCAATATATTGAGTATTAGCAGTCGTCTTTACAAAAATCTTTTCAGAATCTGCAAATACACCCGTAGCACCCGTAGCATCCGTAGCAATCGTAGGCGGCGTAGCCGCAGGGCAATAAACAACCTTTGCGTTTGCGAAAGTGTTTTCTGCGGTAATCTCTTCAAGCGTTTCAGGCAAAACGCAAACTCTTACAGCAGTATCGCCGATAACGTTGCCGATTTTCTTGATTCCGTCGGCAAACTGAATTACTCTGTACAGATTGCCCGTCACGGAAAACGCCAAATCAAACGTATCGTTCGGTGCAGTTCCGCTGATAGCAATCAAATGCGCCCTGTCTTTTGCGTAAATATGCTCAATCGGCGTTCCGTCTACAGTCGTATCTTTCGGATAAACTGTTCCGTCGCCCATATCGATCTGATAGTTCGAGAAACTGCTACCGCAAGAAATATTAATTGTCTTGCCAACAAACAATACATACGTTTTGTTCGGATCTATCGCAATATTGTTGTTTAAATCGTCTTTCGCAGTATTCAACTGCCCTAACGAAGTGGCTTCGTCGGCTTGCATTGCGTCGCCGATTTTGATTTCGTTATTTACACCGCGCTTTACGATAGTATGCGCTTTATTGGATTCGGATGCGTTTGCGTAACCCTCTTTATCCGTAGTCTGAGCATAAACCTTAACATCGGAATTATCGGTCAAATCGGTACTGTTAGAATCGAGTTTGTCGACTTTGCTCGTTAAATGCGAATTATCGACTTTGTAGACAATCTTGTCCGCATATGCCGACCAAGCCGTTTTATATGCCTCGTATGCACTCTCGGGAACAAAAATCTTATCGACATGACATTCATATTTATGTTGTTCGCGGAAATATATATCAAAAACATGCGTGCCGAGTGTAGGAGGCGTTGTTGCCTCAATAGAAATTGTTTTTAAAGCCTTACAATTTAAAAATGCCCATGTATCTATCCTTTGAATGTTTTTCCCGAACTCAATATTCTCAAGTTCGTCACACCCTTCAAAAGCAGATGTTTCAATCGTTGTTACATCATTAGACAAAACAACTTTTTTTAATGCTGAATTATAGGAAAACGCTTCTTGTGGAATGTTAAAATTGCCGATCGAAAGATAAACAATCTGAGGATTGTTATCAAACATTTTCGCATAAAGCGTATCTACACTTACTAAATGATATTTTACATCGTCCGTATATTTATGAGTTACACGAGTTGTTCCCCCAATTTCTTTAATATTATAATCTTTTGAACCATCGCCAAAATCAATTCTGTTATTTTCTATTAACTTCTTTATTTCGTCATAAGGCTGCATCCCGTTTAAGGGAAAGGGCTCAACTTCGCTTGGTCCGCCGCCGGCAGGTGTTCCTATAACTGTTTTCGCTACAATATATGTTTTGTTAGGCGAAATCAATGCTGTTTGAATTAAATTGGAGTTTAACTTTGTTTCGACATCCACGAGCATTTTATCAATGTCGGGTTTGTTTAAAATAAATGCGGGAGATTCTGAGTGTGTTTCAGTCCAATCGGGACGCGTTCCCGCAATGTTTATCGCCGCGTAAACTTTCGTAAATTCACGCATTATATCCTCATACTTTATCGAAATGAGTTGATCGATAACTTTCTGAGCATATCCGACGGTCTTTTCTACGGTTATTTCGGCAGAGCCAAAAGCCTTCGTTTCATCGTTTTTTACCGAAACATCAGTGTTTGGATCAAACTGTAACGCACGAACCCATTGTGAAACTTTCGGTGTAAGATTGCCTATCTCTTTGAAAATCCACACAGATTGCTGAACTGTATCGTAATAATACCCCGATTTGCTTGTTGTAGATTCGGGTTTGCCTTCCCCATGGTCGATATATGTTGCAGTGTCGATAAGATTCTTAACAGTCGCTTGCCCATCTCCGACCATTTCCTTATATTCAAGGCTTGTATTATCATAAGATATTCCAACCTCATTTGCCTTAAGGATGACGCTCGAATAGTTGTGCTCCCACTGATAGGCAGAGGCTAATTTAACATAGTCATCGGTGGTTATATCTCTTACAAAATACAAATTTGCAGTAAGTTTTCCAAATTTCTGTGTTGCCTCTTTTGCTGAAAAGTGGAAATCGTACATATAATACGACGTTCCCGGCACGAGGTCATAAACAATTTCGCTTTCGTATAACTTTTTAAAAACGCGAAGTTCGCCCTTATCGGAAGTAAAATAGTCGATCGATTGAGTGTTATCCGGGACCGTAAGGACTAATTTAATAATCCATAAATCGTTACCGTTTACGCCCCATATTTTGATATTGTCGGGATCGGTCCAAAAATCAGCGTCAAGACAGACAGTGATATTCAAATCACTGCCTTGTCTTGGTCTTTCCCCGTGGTCTATTTTAGTTTTCAGTGTAAGATTTTTATCGAAATATAAAAACATATCGCGTCACCTCGTTTTTATTGTAGCACAAATTTTGTAAAAGGACAAGAGTTTTGATTATTTTTTTTCAGTAAATTGTTGTGATTTGCCATAACCTTTATCTATTGTTCCGTCAGACTTGAGATAATTCTTCGATTCGCCTATTACTTGATGATATTCGTCGAATACTCGCAAATCTTTTTTCTTGAGCATAGACAGATATATTTTTCTCGAGAAATTATCGGTAATATTTACGCCGAATACAAAATGACAATAACAATTGTCTGGATTGTAATTAAACTTTGAAACATATCCCATAGAATCCACAGCCGTTGTATATCCGTTCTGAGAATCGTCCAAATACCAAAAAGATAAGGCTTTTAGTTTTGTCGCAGAATAAATAGTAGTCTGTTGAATTGAAAATACTTCACCCTCAGCATCATAATCATTTCCCCAAAAAACATTTATCAACTCAGGATTGTTTTTATCAGGAGCAACGATTAAAAATTCGTTTTGCAATTCTTCTTTATTGTCTTGCTTAGTAAAATAAATATCATTTCCATTTATAACATAAGCATCGGCTGACAATGGGATTTTAGAATCTCTCCATATTCTATCAGTAACTTTATTTTGTGCATTGAGTATTACTTTATATATGGATGGGATCTCTATATACGGAGTGCCAGCATCGGATAATTGCGAAACAAAGTGATTTGAAACAGGGCTCTCAAAATTAAAATCTTTTGAATTTTTTATTTCGCTGTATTTATACGAATCTTTTAATGCCTGCGAATCAAGAAAATTTTCAGTATCGTAACGTAGGAACATATTCTTATGATATGTTGCGTATACTGCATTGTCATTTATTATTTCGCCGCCAGAAACAATACTATGCAAAGTAGTTATATTTAATCCATTCCAAGATTTTCGTTTATCGGTATTATATAATGGGCGTTGATTAAGATCTATTCTTATATAGAATGATAAAGGATTAGAAGTATTTTCCGGGAGAGAAACTGTTTTGTTATTATATTGGAACACAAAAGTGCCTTGGCTATGTTCTTTTGTTGTATAATTGACATCAGTTTGATACCCGCCTGCAATATCTCCGGGGATTGTCGGATAACCTCCGTTGAGATTAGAAGATGGATTATAAGCAGTATCCCAATTATAAGTTTGTTGTTCGTCAATTAGACTTGAATAATAAACAAGTGAACTGTTTAATGAATCCCCAAAATTATCTTTAGATTGATCTGTATCAGGCGTTATAGAACTTACAAGTGAGCCTTTATTTCCCATTCGTAATAATGTAAAAACAAAAGGAATTTCTAAATTTGTAAATGTTCCTAACGAGGGATGATACCACATTGTCAAAATGCCACATAACTCTAATATCGTTTTGTTTTCTTTAAATCTGATTTTCTCACAGACAAATTTATTTAACATAACTCTGCCTATAGATAAATTTGCGGTCGGGTTTGCAGAAACCAATGTAAAATTAAAAGTAGAGGCAAAATTATATAATGTTGAGTCAACTGCGGAAGTTATAAAGTCAGAAGAAAATTTTAACGTTATTATCGGGCTGTTAAATGCCATTAAACCACCCTCGAATACTTCTGCCGAAAGAAATTCCGAGATAATATACTGTATGCCCCCATTTATCGGATGTGATACATCTTTAATCGTGCTATCAAATTTTGGATAATCTCCAAGCAAGTTTGAAAGTTTCATTACCCATGGTGATAAAACAATATCTTTAGACATTGTTAAATTTTCAATCTGCAAAGTCATATCTATATAAGACTTATTGTCTTTATAGAAATTTTTATATATGCCGATTTCCTGTTCAAATATATCTTTTTCCCCTAATTTTGGAACTTTAAAAATTTTATTTATATAAAGACTTGCTACAGTATTTGATATCTCTTCTTTTGTGCCACTTTTCCATAAATCTGCTGAATATGATGCTGGCTTTTTCCCAACATAAAATCCTAAAGTTTGCTTATCCCCTGTCGGAGGATTATTATCAATAATAGAATAATAATCTTGCTTACTTCCAGAATAATCTGAGTTTGCAGGTTCTAAAAAGAATTTCCACGGTTGGTTCTGCCAATTAGTTTTTGTTATTTCTTCACCATTAATATATCTTGCAACAGATGTATTAGAATCATCACCTATAAAAGGCTCGGCTTTTGAAATGTAAACACCTTGAGAAAAATTATCGTTTAATTTTAAATTAAAACACATTGAGTTATTTGCAACAAACGCGTTTAAATCAGAAGAAAAAAACTCCGTTCCCCCAACAGGTCTATCCCCGGGAATTCCACTTTCGTCAGGATAATTATATATATATTTATTTGATAGAATATAAGCGGTATCTACTTTTTTAGGAGTAGAAAAAGTTTGTATGCCTACAATATCATTATAATTTAACGATGAAAAACAACTTATTAAATCGTTTAAAGCATTGCTATTATCAGAAAAATAACTGTTGAATAAATGTTTATTTTCATAATACAACTCATCTCCCGACCAATAAATATATTCCTTTTCGTTTTCGGCACGTTTTACACTTTCGTTGTATGACATTAAGTTCCACGTTCTGTATTTTGCATACACAGATGTAAACCAATTCTTTAAGACATAATTCTTTATGCCATAATAGATACATTGTACGCAATTATTGTAAATTGAATATTCTCTGTGGTATATTACAACGTCATCCTCGTACTTTGAACTGTAGACACTTGCCAAAGGCTGTAACAACTCTTCGCCATTTGTCGAATCGTAAAATGTGTCGTATCTTGCATTTATCTGTAAGGCTTTATTCCCAAATCTATTTGCCTTTTCGTTTTGGAATATTGCGTCCTGTTCAACCAAAGTCAATGATTCCGAAGCGTTATCGTTTATTGTTATATCATCTCTGCGGTTCTTTTTAGAATGAATTATTGCACCATTATAAAATCCCTCATAATCCACTATAAAGAACAAGCCTTTAAATTTAAGACTTGCATTTGTGAACGGACTTTCAACTGTGCTGAAAAATGTATTTACAGTACCGTTAGAATTATCACTAATGCTTGTATTTATAAGTTGCGTCCAAAACGACGCGTCTAATGACGAATATACAGTGCAACCTTTACCGAATTGCTCTGCAACATATTGTGCGGTATAAATGCCATACGGATAAAAATAATCCATTTTTGACACAATATTTTGAACCGAAGTATATTTATTGTCATTCCAAAATGTCGGGTAAGTATAAATATCTCCCCAACCAGTTATATATCTTGAGCCTATATCATACCCGACCGTACAATATTTATACTTTGCCATATCATCAATAGACTTCGGCGGAGTTTTAACTTGCAAATTCTCCCAGTCTTGGCTTAATAAATTACGCTCGGTGTTGAGTTTAACCAATTTTGTAATGTCTTGTTTGCAAAGCATTACACCGTCTTGAATACCAGTTACCCCCTCGGGTTTAGTCACTGCATTTGCATAATTTACCTTTATATCTTTATAATAGCAAAGATAAATTTTACGAATTTTATAAATAGGCATACCAAGTTCAAGACGCATATTTGAGATAGTCATTAATGCGTTGTCGCTGTTTCTAAAGCCGACATACTCCACAGACCGGCAAGTTCTATCTTGAACTAATGCATCAGAATAATTACGTCTTAAATTGTCGCAATGATTGTCGCTTGTCCGCGTACCTGTAATAATATTTACATATCTCTTATCAGCATTAAATTTTCCGTTCCGTTTCGAGATATCCATACCGTATATAACATCGTCTTTCACATACGGGATCATATCTTTTACGAGAAAGAGTTTTGATAATAAGACTCTTAAAGACGGAGCGTTTAACACGAAATCGGGCGTATAAACATTCCCGAAAACCGCTTCTAAGTCGCTACTTACTGTATATTTTTTCTGTGTTGTCCATTTCCCTATACCCTCGTCTGTAATAGCATTAGATGTTTTTACCTTATACGTGGGAGAATATAAATTTACAAAACGAAGTATATGAATCCACGTGGAAGTCTTTGTAGAAGTTATCGGCTGAGTTATCGAAATATTCGGCAACTGAATCGTTTCGAGTTTTTTCGTTTCGCTCATCAACTCGATTTTGTATTTATAAGTGCCTGCACCGAGTTCGTCGCCGAGCCTTAAAACTTCTTCTGTAAATTGGTCCACAAGAAGATGCTTATAAAACTTCGGTTGCGGATTCTTCGGTTGCGGACTGTTCGTGTCAAACGGATAGCCCTTGAACTCATAATTCGGATCATCAAAAGAATAAATATAAACGTCGTCGTAAGGCAATAAATCGTTTATCTTTTCTACTCCGCTTATAACAATAGAGCCACTATCGAGAGTTTCATTGAATTCTTCTGCGAAAGTAGCCCCTTGTAATATATCGTATTGTTTGCCGTTTATTGTTGCTCTTAAATTCATAATTGCCCCTTTAATTCAGAGTGTTTTGTCCCTCGTTAGATAATCCTAAACGTTTTGCTTGGAACTGTGTCTGAGCGTTTGTAGCGTTTAATTGCTGATAATATCCGCTCATTTTCTGCTGATATTGAACATACTGATTCGCTCCATATCCGAACACGCCGACTGCCGCGCCAAGAACCGCGCCTACTGCCGTTCCTACAGGTCCGAAAACGCTTCCTGTTTTTGCTCCTGCCGTCGCACCAGATATTAAACTATTTGCCATTCCTAAGCCTTTTGTTACGCCCGATTTAATATTGTTGTATACGTTTTCAGATAAGTAATCTTCTTTAAGCGAAAAATATCTGTTCGTTGCGTAAGATACGGACGAACTCAGCACTGCTCCTGCTTTTTTAATAGTAAACTGAGCCAAGTCGCTGTTTTTTACTTTTGCCAAAGTCGGAAACGCATTGTCCAACGCTTTTGATAAAATTTTTCTCGGATCGAACTCGACTGATTTTTGATTGGTTTCTCTTCCACTACTATCGCCGCTCCCGCCGCCGCCGACGATTCGGATCGTTACAACACGTTTACTTGATTGCGCCGCCATAATTCACCGCCTTATTTTGCAAAAGATATAGACACTATCGGTAAATCGCCCAACGAGCCTTCGGAGTTAAAAGATATAAGTTTCATATCTACAGTCATTGCAAGCATATTGCCGAAATGTACTACAATCTTGAATTTTTTATCTATATTTGCAAGCGGAGTAGCGTCCTTTTGAGCAAGTTGTACAAGTTTTAAACAGTCTTTAATAAGTTGACTGTTGTTGAAAAGATATGTCGATAACCCACAAGAAAATGAGCCTATTCTCGCTATAGAATCCGCAATGTCGTGCGTTCCGTAAAACGCCTGACTGTCAACGTCGTTATTAAACTGACAGTAATTTGTTATTGCGTTTACCTTTTCTGTATGTTTCTGCTGATTTTTGTCTGTGTATATATACTCAAAACTTATCCTTGCAATGTCTTTAGCGATAACGAACGTGCCGCTCATCGCCATAACGGCGGCAAAACCTTCGTATATTTCGTTGAAATTCAATATAACCGAGGGTGTTTCGTATATCTGCTGAATATAACCTGTCTGCTCTAAGTTGTATTTCTGCGCGTAATCCGACAACAATTTTTGGCAAACAAAGCAGTGGTTATGCTCAGAAATCGCAGTAACGGTGAAACTCAATACAGTCTGCCCGAAAAACGTTGTCGCCGGCGCGAACTTCACAACAATATAAATGCGATTTCTATAGCCCTCTTTCTTTTCGAGGAACTGCATTTCGTTCGTAACTTCGATATCGTAACCGTCATAAAACGGATCGGTCATTACGTTCGCAATATTGTTACGTATCATTTCTACAAGTGCATTATAATCCAAACCTGCCATTTTTATTCAACCTTTGCCTTTATTCTCGATAAACTGAGCCATTCCTGAATAGATTCTTGAATACACCGATCTACATAATTCTTATGCCGTCCGCTGAATCCGCCGCTTAAATCGACCTCGTTTGCGTAACTGCCGTTTCCTGTATGAACAACTACGCCTTTACGCCGATATAGCGGAATGTCGTATATTTCTGCGGGAATATTTATATCGTACCCGCTCTGAGATTCGCTACTGTATTTCGTTATGGATATTGTATTTGCGAGGTTTCCGGACAAACGAACAACGGAAAACTCTGCCTTTAGATTCTTTACGATAATCCGCGCGAGTTTAAGTTTTTCTTTATCCCAATCAATCTCGTCCATAGCCTATCAGCCGCGTAAACTCAAGTAAGTTGTGCGACTGCTCCCATAATTCATATATTGATTTTGCTTTTTTACCGGCGATTCCTGAATTCCGTCTACACGATATATATCGTCGCCGATTCTTACGATATCGTTTTGCTTTATCGCAACCGGAGTTCTCAGATTATCGCCCGTAACTAACGTAATAGTTTTCTGCGTAGCCATAAACGCGCTTTCGACTATCTGATTGTCGCTTGTGTACGAATTGACTTCCTTAGCAAAAAACGTTCCGTTCGGAGTTCGTTTATAGCAAATTTGGTCTGCGGGAATTATCTCTCTTTTATCCACAGACCACCATTCGCACTCTATAAACATATCTCTTCTGCTGTTCCAAAGGTCAAGCATTATTATTCCCCTTTAGACTTCTCTAAATGTTCTTTGATATTCTTCGCAATTTTACCAATCCCAAGCGACATTTCTTCGATTTTATTCTCATAAGTCCATCTCGGAATCGGATTTATCGCAGTTGCGGGTATCTCAAGCAAAAATACTACAACTAAAAACTGAAACAATTCTTTCTGAATACTTCCGACAAAGTTTACTACGACAATCGCAATAAGCAAAGGAATAAACACTTTCGTTATCGCGTCTATAGCCCGAGTCCATACGGAAAACATCATTCCTTTTCGGATTGCCTTTAACGTCTTAAGGAAAAATATCGTAATAAACAATATCGCAACGATTCCCCACCCGCCTATCACTACGGGCTTGTTTGCGTTCGGATTAAACAAATCAAACCGCCATACAAGGAATATAAACGGTAAAACACCGCCGATAAATATATATAAGCAGAGCCTGAAAATAAACTCCTTAACCGTCATTTTCGACGGCTGGCTCGGTGTCTGAGATATGTTCTGATTCGGCGTTTCCGTCGTCACCACTGCCGGCGGTGTCTGCTGGTTGTTCGGCATTTTTCTTCACTCTCTCCTTTTCGTTTATGAATTCCAAAATGTATTTATCGATTTCGGCTTCATCATCGAACTGCTCGATAACTTCGGGACGGTTCTCCATTGTTATAAAGAATTCGTTTATACATTCTGTTTTCTGAATGACGTGCGATTGTCTGTATTCATACTCCATAAAGTATTTCGCGTTTGCGTACTTCATAGATCCGAACGCCAACCACAACAATATCTGCAACGTGTTCCATATCATATTCGCAAGAATCTGCTCGGAAAATATTGGCTTCAGCATATATAAACCACAGACTATACCGATTGCTACCTTGTAAACCATATCGGATGTGTTTACAATCAACGAGTAATCTTTTTCCGATTTGCCGAATCTGCCGAACGGCTTTCTGAATAGCGACTTATCTTTATTGCTATCGCTTAGAAGATCGCTCGAATACAACTTTTCTATTTTAGCCGATTTCGCGCGTTCTAACTGCTTTTTCTGCTCTTCCGATAGTCTTTCCGGGTGTTCGTCGTAATACCCGAATTTAAAGCCTTTCCACGACAATCCTGCCGTCAATATGATATCTTTTTTCTTCGCTTCAAGATCGATAGAGTTTTTGTACTCGCACCAAGCCTGAAGTTTATCGAAGTATTTTGTGGATTTGGATTTTGCTTCTCCGTAGGCTTTCATAGACGCTTCAAACAACTCGCTTCTGCGCCCGTCCTTTATGCCCATTGAGTTCATGCTCGTAGATATCACAACACCGATAATTATCGATAATCCGATACTGCCGAGAATTTCCAAAACCGTTGTATCTCTTTTCGACAAAGAGAAAAAGCCTTGGAAAATATACACGGCAGATACCGCGATTATCAGTAATTTCTGTATATTATCTCTTAGTTTATCGATGAACTTCTTTTTCTTTCCGACAAACACTGTGCCTTGGTCTTTTCCGTCGTTCTTCTCAATTCCACCCATACTGTTTTATCCTCTTAATATCTTCCTTCCAAATCGTGCTTATCGTCCGGTTTTTCTTCTGCCGAAGTGTCCGTCCCGATTGCCTGATTCTTTGCTTCAAGTTCTTCAATTAAATCCAATTTGTCCTGCTTTGCTTTTTCTGCGTCAGCCATTTCCGCATGGACGATCTTTTTTACTTCATCTGCCAAACTCTCTGCCTTTTTAGACTTAGACGAAAGTTCCTGTATAATAGCAAGACGTGCTTCAGGCGTGTTCTCCTGCCCTAAAACCATGCAACGAGCCATTGACTGACACGTTTCGGAAATATCGTTTATACTCGTACTGAGCGCGTCAAACGACGGTCCGAACTGCTCGCTAAGGAACGCGGATATGCCTTTCGCAACTTCGCTCTTGGTAGCCGCGTCAACTGCTTCGGAAATCTCCTGCGCTGTCTGTGCTTTTATCTTTTTGGATTTCAGCAACGTAATGCAGAACCCACTACCCATAAACAACGAAATCGCCCAACTTATAAGCGTCAATAAATTTTTCAGAGAGAATATATCTTCAAAGTTGCCGTTCTTAGCGTCCTCGATAAGCCCTAAAATATAGGAAACTTCGGATTGGCTTATCTCGAATTCGGCAGAAACTTTGTTCTCGCCCTCTATCATTGCAAACGTATAAATTCCGTCGGCATTCGCAACGAGTACTGTACCGTTGACTGTTATACTCTTTAACTTAAATAACGAATACGGTTTCGCGTAAACGGTTACAATATCGCCGACGTTACCCGATTCTTTATCTACTATAACATCTCCGTACTGAGTGGCGGCGACTACTACCTTGCAGGGAAGTTCCACAACTTCGCTCTCGGATTCGGCAATACTTTCCGGTTCGCCGGTAGATTCGGATTCCATTATGCTTTCTTCTGCCGGCGGAACGTTTTCTTCCGCGTGTGCAACTCTCGGAGAACCGGTTAAGAATATGCAGTTCCCGACTAAAGCGAATAACATCGCCATTGAAGCAAAAAACAAACTACGTTTTTTCATAAATTAATCTCCTGAAACGCAAGATTTTTTTACAAGGTCAAGAATTTTAGCGTTCGTTTCTTTGTAAGTTTCATAAAACTTAGCCTGTTCTTCCCTCGATTTGGTCTGAAAATCCGCAAAAGACTGTATTAAATCCCCTACGGTTTTACTTATTTCGGTCTGAGTTGTCTTTATACGCTCCTCGGTATCGAGAATCGTTTTTTCAAGTTCGGATATTTTTGCATTCTGAACCGCAAGGAAGTTCTCGCGTGTGGTTACATAATATCTTCCTCTTTGCGCATTATACATAATAACGTGTCCCTCTCCGTAACTCTGAAGCGGCATCGGCGCGTCCACTTCTATCAATAATTTTTGTATCATAACACACCTTAATTTTATTATATCACATTTTTAAAAAAAATCAATAAAAAAAGGCAAAGTTTTCCCTTGCCTTTCAAAAAAATTACTTGCCAAGCAAATTTTCGAGATTTTTAGAGTATTTCCCAACCTCGGTGTCTATCTTGTTGTGCATATAACTCTTGTAATTCTCGTTATCGCTTTTCAAAGTATTTATTGCCGCAAGTACGTTCTTTTTCCCGTATTTACCGATAAGTGCCTTAAGTTCCGTAACAACGTTCGCTTTATCCTCTTCGTCCCAATATCTGCCAAACGAGTGCATCGCGCCCGAATTGTCTATCAGATCCGAATACGCTTTGTCGGCATTGTCCGCGTTGAGTTCGACCTCATCGTCGAGTTCATCGCCCACACTCTGCTCATACATTCCCAAAGCGGTCATCGTGTCTTTATTGCGTCTGTCGATATCACGCTCAAGATCACCGAACTTCGCTTTGTATTTCGCAACCGCGTCCGCCGCGTACTTGCTTCTGCTGTCGTTATCATACATTTTGAAATAATCCGCGTTCTTTCTCGCCCGCATCATATTCCTTTTCTTATCCGCAAGGAAATCCGAAAACGACATATCTTCGACTTCATCTTCGTCGATAAGCCCGTCCATGTCTTTTGTGATATCGTCGAGATTATACGTAATAGTCGTGACGTCGCCGTCAGAATCGGCTATATCGGACGAAATCACCGAATCGACAACACTTGCATCGTCAAGACTTAAATCGTCGGTTGCAGCGGGCGTTTCGGGCGTTTCTTCAACGGCGGGAGCAGGTATAGCATAATAATCTTCGACAAGTCTGTCGATATCGGCTTGCGGTTGCATTTTACGCATTGCTTGTAATACTTTCAATGCTTTTTCGTCGCCGTTTTTTGCCGCGTTACGTATCTCTGCAAATTTCTTGTTATTGATAAACGCCATATCTTATTCCTTCTTTTCTTTATCTTCGTCGGTAATAACTATTCCGTCGCCCTGCGGTCCATACATGCAGACAGGTCCGCAATCTTTGAGTCCGAACATTCTCTGCATTTCGATAGACTCCATAACTTCTTCATGCTGTTCAACGGCTTTCTTAAGGTCCTGCAAGTCAGTTAAATGTCTTGTTTCGTCGTTATAAATTCTGCCGAATAAATCAACCACACGAGGTGAATCCTGCATTTTTTCAATGCCTTTATGATACCCGTCAATCGCCTCGATTTCATCTTCGATAAGTTTATCGATATAGTCCAACATTTCCTGCTTCTTCATAGTTATTTCTCCTTAATTCCAAACATTTTATTGATTTCGATTTGGCTTAATTCTTTTACAACAGGCTTTTTCTTGAAAACTTTATCGATTTTCTTCTTGCCCGTGATTTGTTTTGTGGTTAATTCTATGTTGTTTCCGCCGTCCATAAGTCACCTCGTTTTTACTTTTTTTAATATATTCTTCATATCGGGAGTCAAATAATTAAGAACTTCTTTTTCGCAACATCCGCAACCACCATAATAGGCTTCGGCAATCGCACAACTGATAGCGGCTGTGGTGTCACAATCACCACCGATTGAAATAGTAGTCCTTAAACAATCTTCAAAACTATCCGATATCAAAAAACAAAAAATCGCTTGCGGAACGGTGTTCTGACAAATTTCTTCTGCGTGAATATATGTCTTTCTTAAATCATTATAGTCAAAATCAAGATTATAATATTTTTCGACATATTCTTTTATGAACGCTTTGTCTTTACCTTGCTTTGCGTAATAAATACACATCGCAACAACTTCAGCACCCTTTATTCCCTCGGGATGATTATGAGTAACTTCCGTAACTCTCCGCGATAAGTCCTTAACTTCTTCTTCAGACTCGGCAATCCAACCAACTGCCGAAACTCGCATAGCCGCGCCGTTTCCGTAACTGTTGTATGGTTCGCGTTCGTTACCCAATACCCAGCATCCAAAGTGACCGCCATATCCCGCCTGTGGATATCTCTTGCCCCACTTTTTTAAAGTATCGATGATATAATCTTTGTCGTTTTGCTTTTTATTTATCAGAACTTCAGCAACGGCACACGTCATAACCGTATCATCCGTTGCATAACAGCCCTTTCCAAACAATTCAAAATCTTTAGTTTTAATGTTATTAAACTCATAACGCGAGCCAACAACATCACCTATTACTGCCCCTAACATATTTTATATTCCCCTTTGTGTTTAATTATTTTTGTTTTGCATATTTTTCAAACGATTCAAAATGCGGACAATCTTTACCTTGACAACGAATTTCATACGGTTTCACATCGTAAAACGCGCAAAACGAATTCTCAGGATCGGTAATTGCCCCATACCGGCATTTCTTACAAACAAGGTTTTTGCTTGTAAAACCTACGTGCATAATATCTTGGTCTTTATTCATTCCCTTACTCCATGATGTATTTATTTGCTACATCCACAAGTTGTTCGTGGGTGTATTTATCTTTATCAGAGCCTAATACGACTTCACAATCAACAAAAATTCTACCGTTTGAATTCTTTTCGGCTTTTGTTATCCTATACGTATATCCTCTTTGAAGAATCATCTCATTTTCGCCCGCAAATTGCGAAATCGATTCCACATATAAACCTTTTGTGCCTTTCGGACAATAAACGTTCAGTATTATCGGACGCGTTGGCATACCCGTGTTTTTAGCCGCTCCTGCCGAAAAAAACGAACGCTGTACAAATTGCTTACCGACCAAATTATTTAACTCCGCAGTTGTCATACTCGGGTTTATATTAATTCCATTCTCTTCATCGACTACGCTATGCGTCCCGCGCTGAACCCAATAATCAAAATCGTATGTGGATAATTCTATAGCATCTGTCATTCCCTCAACGTTTTTAATAAACTCTTCTTTGCTTGTTTTACCGCCGGAATAAGTTTCACCTCTTAAAGGCTCGTTGATGCTTGAATAACTGCCCGTATATCCAATCACTGCGTTTAATGCAGTAGGATTTGAATTTTGTAACGCTGTTATCACCGTTTCGGAATTCGGTCCGAAAATCTTCTTACTTTCGGCTATCTCGTTAAAAACAGGATAATTCTTTGAGCCAATGTATATTGCAGACTCTTTACGCTCAAAACTATATATTCCGTTCCCGAATTTATCTACAACCTCAATCGCAGATTTGTATTTGGAATCGTATATTTCTTTTGCTTTTGCGTATTTTTCTCCCGATTCCACAAAAGAATCAAGAGAGGCAAGTTTTTCTTGTTTATCAGAACCTTTATAATCGAAAAGGAAATAATCCTTTTTAGCCTGAATTTTATCCTTTTTATCCAGATAATCTGACGGCTTTACAGGATATTGCCATAAATTATAAAAGTATTTATTATTTGCTTCTTCAAGCGTTTTATCGTTTTTCTTTTCGGCAAGAACCGACTGCGCTTGCAAAAGTTCTTTCAATTCAGATTCCGATGCGTTCTTAATTTTATCGGGATCCAATGTCGGATCTTTTAATACAGTATCATAAACAGTCTTAGAATCAAGACCATTAATAACCGTTACAACATCGGGATTTGCAGATATCGTTACCTGCTCTATTCCCTCGGTAGTTTTCAAATCCTCTTTCGCAGAATCAGTTTTTGCTTCGGAATATGTATCTACCTTTTCCCAAAAATCGGCATCGTCATCTTCAGAATCAAAGAGATTTAATTTCCCGACTTCCTGCGGTGTAATTACTATATCCGACAACGATAATTTCTTCGGTGAGCCAACGCTCTCGTTTTCGGTATTTATTCCACCGCCGGCAGACGCACCCTCTTTTTGGGTGAATTTACCTTCCTTATCGTGATAAGGATTACCTTTCGTGTTATCTGACTTCGTAACCATAATTACGCCTCGTCAACAACTTTATTTAGATCTCCCCACGTATATCCATCGGCAATCGCTTTCGCTACCGCCTTACCGGATAAATTCAAGCCCTTTTCTTCCGCTTTCTTTCTTAATGCCTTTGCGTTCTCGCTTGTGGCAAAAAGTTTAACAGGATCCGTACTCGCAAGTTCTTTTTCTTCGCTCGTAACGTCAGATTTCGGGGCTTCGGGTGCAACCTCTTTCTTCGGTTCGGGATTCGATTGAGGCTTTTCACTTAATTTCTTGACATCTTTGAATTTGCCTTTTAATTTACCCGATTCTTTATTTTCTTTATAATCATCGGTAAGATCTTGAATGGTGAGATTTTTCAATAATCCCTCATAACCCATTTCCTTTGCGACTTTCTCTTTCTTTGAAAACGCGCCGGTCTTACTCTGTGTTTCGCTCGAAAGATTTTTAAACCCGCCTTCTTGTTCCGAATACTCTTTAAAATTATTTATAAGTTGCTCGCGTGTCATATCGATACCCGCAAGAACCCTTTTACCCTCTTCGGTCATGATTACATCGGATTTTTTTACATACGTCAGTTTAACACCACGTAAAAACGGCGGGACCGTCCAACCTCTTGACGGTCCGTACTTCAAAGGTTTCGCGTTCGCCGCGTTGTACGTAAACTTTCCGTCATCATCTCGAGGTTGCATTTTGCGATTCGCCGCTACCCATTCTTTAGACGGTGCTTTTTCACCCGCTTTCAAAGGTGTGCCTCCGCCCGGGGCTTCCTGATACGATCCGATCGCTTGTTTATTTTTACCTAATATAGCCTCACCGACGTTCGGCTTTTTCGTGCCTGCCATATCCACACCGCCTAAATAATATTTTTATTCATTATCATAATACAACAAAATTATAAGTTTTGCAAGCGTTTTTAGGAAAATTTTTTACAAAAGCAAAAAATCCCGTTTCACAACGAGATTTCCTGCCTGATGTCGGAGTCAAAATTGTATGCCAAAGATACTGCGAATGGTTGCGGAAGCCGGATTTGAACCAGCAATTTCATGGTTATGAGCCATGCGAGATTCCGGGTTTCTCTATTCCGCTATAAAGACTTCGCGTGGTACGCATTGCTAAGAGGCGTGCGAAGTTCTGTTGAAAAGTTTTGTCTGCCTTAACGGAGCAAGACGAACAGCCAAAGCCGTACCGTACCCGATTTTAGCCGAGTAACATCAGGTGGAACTACACACCCTTGGCGGAAGATATAGGTGTCGATCCTATTCGTCCATTTACAAGGACCTATCAGTTCAGCAAACTGACCTCTTTGCCATCATTGAGTAATCTTCCGAAAAAGGGTTTTGTTTTCCGAGTTCCCCTACGCAATTTGAACTCGAATAAAGGCAGAACCCTTTAACTGCCTGTCGGTGCCGTATCGCTCGTTGCTCCGAGCATATACAGCATATCGTCACGCCGCCGCGTCAGAAAGGTTTTAATGATTGGAGAATTACTGTTATAAACGAACGAGTACGCAAGAAAAATTTAAGCAAAAGGGCAAAAAACTTGCGTCAGTAATCAAGAACGCGACGGCGCGAGTAAGGGGGAATGGGAAACGGAAAACATGCGAAAATCCATTTCCTAAGCATATATTATCACAACCATAAAATCTTGTCAAGTGTTTTCTAAAAAGATTTTAAAAAATATTTCAAAAAAAGGCTACCAAACCTTTTCGGAATGATAGCCTCTTTGTGTTAAATTGTTGCTTCGGCTGAATTAAGCAGTGTACGGAACAACTTCGTTGCTGATAATCTTCTTGTCGGAAGTTATAGCATAGAACTTAGTTCCGGACTTAACGTTGTCGCCGACTTTCGCAAGTACGGGAGAAGTCAACGTTCCGCTCGAATTCGTTCCCGACGCTACGAAGCAAAGCGCGTTCGGAGGAGTGGTAGTAATCTTGGTTATGTTGTGCGAAGTCTTATCTACTTCGATCTCAAGTTTTACCATGGGAACTTCTGCGGTTTCAGGAGTCGAAGAAATGCTTGCGTAAATACCGTATTTCTTGTTGTCGAGTACGAATACATCGTAATACATACGTGCATAAATCGTGTAACCGTCGAATCCGTTACCGGCAAGGTTCATGTCGCCGCTTACGATTTTCAACTGCTCGAATTTCTTAATGTGTACGACTGCGGATTTCGCTACTGCAAGGAAGTTAATCGCCGCAGAGCCGTCTTTCCAACCGTAACCGCCTTCGTATGCTTTGAAGCCCGTATGAAGCCTCTGCGGAGATACCGTGATAATATCTCTGCCTTCGTAATTCGTGATTTTGTAATTGACTTTTCTGTCTTTTACATCCTCGCCGAGGAATCTCGTCATTTCGGTCGTTTCACGAAGTTTCTTCATAAACGCCGGAGATGCAAAGATAACCTGATCGTTTGCGGGGACTTCGTTTTCCTCGAAATACAGGAACGCACTGTTCAATGCCGCAAGGGCTTTGTTGTCTGCGATCGCTTCGCTTACAACCTTACCCGCATTCGCCGCGATCGTCGAAAGCGTGTACGCGTCGTTTTCGGGGACCATAACGGTTCTCATAAATTCGGATGCCGTAAGCGATACTACGTCGCC